GTTGGATATATTACTTCCAAATTCATAAAACAACTACCACCTTTGAATATCATTTTTCTTTGTGGTTCTGATAATGCTCCTATTGCTTTTGAAAGGTCACTCATAGCGAAGTTATAAGCATCGGTCAATCCACCTCTACCAGCAAACTTATTTGCTACTTGTCCTATTGTCATAGCACCAACTCCTCTATCTTTAAGATGAGATTTATTACGAGCAGCAACTAATCTTCCATTTACCCAACTAATTGCTAAAGCCTGACCATCTGTCTTTTCTCTTGCTAATTCTAAATCACCATTAAGTGCTCTTACTACAATTTGTTTAAGGTCACCAAATGTTAAACCCATTTCAATATCAAATGGATGTGCCATATGTCCATATGCACCACCTTCTAATAGTAAACCCTCATTCATTGGTGTTTCAATTTTAGAAAGTTTAGTATAATAATTTGGGTCTTCGTAAAGGTGGTCTAATGCAATTTCTTTTGCTATATTAACATCAGTTGTATGTTCTCTTTCTACTGCATATCCTTTTATGAATTCTGCTTTAAGAGTTTGTGGACTCATTTTATGATGTTTAGCAATATCTTTTAGTGTCATACCTTTTGCTAATCCACCAGGTATTTGGTCTTCTTTTACAGGCTGATATTCTTCACTACCATCTTTATCTAACTTTGATTTTAATTTCTTAACATCCTTTGGATTTGGTGCACCATTAATATATCCACCCGGTAAACTTAACCCAACACCAGCTCCACCTGGCAATCCCATTTCATCAATTATTTCATCAACTATTTTTGTTATATCATCTTCTGAAATCAAACCCTCTTTTACAACTTTAATGTTTTGCTTACCATCCATTTCAGCTTGTTTTCTTTGTTGTTTTTCTTTTGTTGTTAATATTTCTTCCCATCCTATATCTTTTGCAGCCTGTAATGCATCTCCTAACCAATTAGTATATGCTCTTCTTGCACTAAATTTTCCAATAGTATCCGTATTTTTCGGTTCTTGCATTATTGGAAAGTTAGTAATTTGGTTACGTGGGTCTAATTCTTTGTAATTTACTAATTCCTTTTCTTTTTTAATTTCTTCTGGTCTATCTACAACATCGTGTCCAATTTTTTTTGCTCTTATTTTTGATTGATTATGATATTGTTTCCAAGAAGATGCAAAAGGACCCGTACCATCATCACCTTCCATTCTTTCATTTGAACCTATTTGATTTGTAGAACCTTCACTAATTTTATCTTTTTTTGGAATACGAAAAGTTACTGCTTTCTTACCATTAATTGTTGGCATACCCCATTCATCCTTACCAATAGATTTAACAACAACTTTTTTGTTTTTGAATTTACCCATTAAGATTTGGTCACCAACCTTTACATTCAATTTAATTTCTTCATTAATACACTCTTTTAATTTCTTTAATTTAAGAGTAATCAATTTGAATATTTGGTCATCAAATTTTGGATATGCTTTTGTAAAGTTCTTTTTTCTTTCGGCTTCAGAACCACTACTTAACCAATAACGTACATCAGTACCACTTATAGGATTTGGTTGTGCCGGAGCTGCATAAACATACCCTTTATCCAAATATCCTACTTCTAATTTACCTTTATATGGTTTGAAGTATTTACCACTTAGACGAGATGCATCTTTTTCACCAACCACAGTTATAAAACCAGTAGTTTTTGAATCAAATTTATTAAGTATTTCTTCTGGAGCGTATGGGTTTTTGATTTGTACTATCTTATTTGAAGGAATACCAAACATCTTTTGCATGATTGTTTTCTTTTCCTTAAACCCAAATGGAGATTTTTTATTATCGGTTACATCGGAAGTTCCTATATAAACACTATCTTTTCCGAATTTTTTAACCAAATGGTCATACGTTGCGTAGTGACCCTTATGAAAAGGTTGAAAGCGGCCTGAATAGACAACAACTACTTTGTCTATCTTAGCCGCTTCTCCCAATATACTTTCTACTAAAAATTTTGTTAATCCCTTCATATAGTTTATATACTATATAAATATTGGGATTATTGGTTTACAATTTTTGGAGCTTCATCACCAGCAACATTTAGTTGTTGTTCTTGCTGTTGTGATTGCTGTAATTGCTGTTTTCTTGTAGGTGCTCCAGGTTGATACGTTACTGTACCATCTTGGATATTAATTCTTGCTTGTGGATATTTCTCATCAACTTCTTCACCTATTTCATTTAATCTAAGTGTAGTTGATTTGAATTCTTCTTCAGCTAATTTTATTGTATTTTCAATTCTTTCCAACTCATCAATAAGTTCTTTTTTTCTCAAATATAAAGTTCCTACATTCAATACAATATTGCTGCTTTTGTTGTTAAGATTTCTAATACTTTCCAACACACTCTCATCTAACTTTACAGTTTCAACCTGAATTGAGTTTTTTACAGGTACTTTGTCTAATTCTGCCATAAATTTGTTTTTATTTGTTTTGTATATATAAGTATATTATTTTTTATTTTCCAAACACAGAAACCCCTTTTTTCTTTACAACTTCACCTGCACAATAATTAGCCCAATTAATTGATACCCCAATATCCTCAGAATCTAAGTATCTAGCTACAAATCCAGCAACAAAAGTATCCCCTGCTCCACTAACATCCGCATTTTCTACTTTTTCCGTTTTATATATTGTACCTTTATGAGATGCACCATTACCATCTAAAGTTGTAATAACTTTATCCTCTAACCATTTCTTTTCTAAAATTATATCATAATTATTTTGTGCTTCAAATCGGTTAAGTTTAATAAATGTCATATCTTTACACCAATCCCCTAAATGTTTTTTCGTATCTAAAATAACTAATTGGTGAAGTTTAGAAATCTGAGCTATATCATCTTCGGTAAGAAATCCTTTACAATAATCGGATATTACAATAGCATGATACTCAGTAAAATTTGGTAATTGATTTATATCTATTCTGTCTACGAAATCGTTTTCATCTAATCTTAAATACAATTCATTGGTTTCTTCATCTACATAACGGGTTTTTGTTATAGAACCGGTATCGGAATAAATATCAACATCTATACCCATTGCTGATAAATTATTTGCTGTATTTAGTGCCATACCACCATTATAAACTTCCTTAGATGGTATAAAAATCGGTCCCTTACCCTCAGGAGATTTTCTTACCGATTTACCATACACAAATACATCGGTACAACTCTCTCCTATAACCAATACTTTATATTTTTTCATTTTCTAAAATTTTAGTTGTACTAATACCATTAATTTTTTTGAAAAATTCAATTTTAGGAATATACTCTTTTCCAATTATTTGTTCGTATTGGTAATCATCACCAATTATCATTATATCAGGTCTCCACTGCTTTATATGTTCTACAAGAGTTTCATCCGAATCAAATGCAACAACACTATCAACAAATCTAATACTACGCATAAACCCCATACGGTCTTCTAAAGAATTATATGGTCTTAATTCTCCTTTTTTTTCTTTAACTCGTTCATCGGTATCAATACCAACTCTTAAAGTTCCAAAAGAAGAAGCATATTCTAAAAGTTTTATATGCCCAATATGTAATACATCAAATGCTCCGTTTACCCAAACACGTTTCATTATAAAAACTTTTTAAGTTCATCAATAACCATTTGACCGGTAATTAATTTTGTACATTCAAATTGTCTATCTGTTCCTTTGTGGTCTGGACACCAATTCCAATCACCAGCATCTAATCGTAATCTATTGAAGCACCCTTCGCATTTTCCTTCCGGTGCCCCTATCCTTACACAATCTTCCATCTCTGCCCATTTGTAAGAAAATCCACTTATTAAGACAGTAGGAACATTCAATGCCCAACTTAACCAACTCAATCCACTTCCAATACCAATAAATGCTTTGGATTTTTTCATTTCATCCATAACTAATTCAATAGGTCCATTTGGATGCTTAACTATACCAGAAGGTAATTGGTTACCCATATAGTTATCACCCTCTTTTGAAAGTAATTTAACTGTATATCCTCTGCCATTTAACCAATCAATAACTTCTTGCCAACCAGTTGGGTTATTCCAAAACTTAGATTGTGCAGTTCCATGAATACCTATACAAACTTGCTTTAGGTCATGGTCTTCAACAACAGGTCTATTTTTTAATTTTGGTTTTACTTCTTTATATTCTAATCCTAATATATCAGAACACATTTTTTGCATAGTTTGTTCTCTGAAATTATTTGGATTTTTTACTACATTGATTGAGCTATCCTCATTATAGAATAATCCAACAGAGAACATAGCATATAAATTATTTACATTTGTACCAGGAACAACAAATTCTATTTCAGGATAATTTTCAGCAAACATATCATTCATAAATGTTGATGCAACCATTTTACATTTGTGTTTTTTTCTAAATTCATCCACATATGGAAACCATGCTAAAGAATCTCCCAATGCTTTTGAATCTAAAGCAATATAAACTCTTTTATCAGTAGCATCAAATATATGAGTATGCCATAAATTATTATTTTCATAAATTACAATTTTCCACTCAATATAAAATTCAATACTACATCTTGCCCAACAATTATTTTTCATTTCAGCATAATAGTACATTTTTCCTGTTCTATTATCATAAAATTCAACTTTATAATTTGCTTCCTTTGGTCCTTTAATTTCAACAAAAGGTCCTTTTACAAAATGTATATTAGGTTTATTTTGTACTTCAACTTTTGAATTAGTATTTCTTTTTAAGTTATTGTAAATCATTAACTCCAAGTTTTAATTGTTTCATCTAATAAAGAATATCCTTCTGCTTGCTTTGAATATACTTTGTTTGTAGTATATCTTGGTTTTGGGTGGTGATAAAAAACGTGATTATACCAAAGGTCACCAACATCCCATGTACAATCTTCTATTCTATCCAACCACCATTGTTTAGTTCTATTTGGTATTAAATAACAATGTGCTAAATCCTGATTTGAACCGGTTCTGCTAAACAAATTATCAATACCATGTCTTTCTCTTGATGGATTATTCGCAAAAGATATAAAATAAACATCATCTCTTTCTGATAAGAAACATGCTCTATTTACAATTTCAACAAATTCTTCTAATCCAGTATAAATGAAAGCATCTGCTTCAAACACCAAAGTATAATCATATTCATCGTTCATTGTTTCTAAAGCTGCTCTATGTGCTAAATAACATCCATAATGTCTACCAGTTATCCATCCTAACCCAGCACCAGGATACAATTCACCTGGCTTATTATCTTTACTAATGTGTTCTGGCCTACGGCAATGTTCAGCTGGTGGTATTCCTTCATAAACTTTATTTATGATTGGTTGGTAGTTCATCCCATACCTTTGTAATTGCCTAATTGATTGAATAGAAACTCTTTCTCTCATATCATCAGGCCTAGTTAATAAATGTTTTACTTGTATTTTTGGTTTTTTACGAATGAATGAACGAAATCCTTTTTGAAACTGTCCATAAAAATACTCATCAGCTGCTTGTGTAACACCATGAAATACTCCATAGTCATCTCCGCTAATATATCCGCCAGGTTTTACTTTATTATACCAAACTTTAATATCATCCATTAATGCTTCATATGAATGACCCGCATCTATCATTATAAAATCAATACTTTCATTTGTAAATTGATTGGATGCATTTTTAGATGTATCTTTAATCATTTCAAATGTTCCATAATTATTTGAATGTACAGTGTTATCTATAAATTCATAAAAAATATCACCATTAAAAGTGTTTACTATATTTTGATGCAATTCTTCATCATCAGTTCCTTTCCACGTATCAATTGTTGTAAAGTTAATGTTCTTTTTAGATTCTCTGATTTTAGTTGCTAAATGATTTGTTGATTTGCCAAACCAAGCACCAACCTCAACAAATGTAGCATCATATGGAGCGGATTCTACAATTTCATTGTATAATTCTTCATAAGCAAACCAACCCGGTATTTCATTGAATTCAGGTTTTAATTTTTCTAAAATATATCTTTTAGTTAATTTCAAATCATCATCAATATATGTTACCAATGGATTATTATCATATGTATCCAAATAAGTATGTAACCTTCGGAACATACAAGGTAGTTTATAAGATAAAGCTTCTTTGATTGATAATGGATTTAGTTCTAATTTAGAGCTAAAATAAAACATATCACACGCTGCATAAAATGTATCTACATCATTTCTTTCTCCCCATACAATACAATTCTCAGGTTTATGTTTCATTAAAGGAAGCCAATAGTGTTCAAAATTTCCAGCTTGATTTCCTACAAAATGAAATTTAATTTTGTATTTTTCTAATTGCCTTGCTATTGCAAATATTTCAGCTTGGTTTTTACCGGGTGCAAATAATCCAACCATAAGTACATGCTTATAAGTTGAATCCAATCCAAGTTCTTTTTTTGCTTCTTCTTTATCAAACTTATATTCTTCTATTGGATATTCCCATAACATTGTTTCTACTCCCAACTCTGCTTCATCAAATTTTTGTTTACTCCATTTTGAAACTAAAACATATCTATCGGGATGATAAATAATATCTGCTGGGTTTGTGAATGAACCATGTGTAGTTGCTACTATAAAATACTTTCTATTTTCAGAAAATATTTCTTCCAATATAGGAGTTGCTAAATCATATTGCGGAATCTCCTGAAAATGGATAATATCCGGTTGAAAATTTTTTATGATTTTCAAAATATGAAATTTATCTTCACCAAGAGTATGAACCACGGCTAATTCTTTAATCCTATTTTTTTGAACAACAAAAGCATCACCACCACTATTGTTAATTTCAACAACTTCAATATCAAAATCATCAATAAAGTGCTTTACCTGCTTATAAGTGTATTGTGGTTGTCCACCAGTTGATAAATGTGGACATATGTAGAGTAACTTTTTTCTTTCCATAAAATAGATACAAATATACTAATTTTTTTTGAAATTACCAAATTTATTCTGGCGATTCAAAATACACAGCTCCTTCTACTAAATCAATTTCTCCGTTTGGATATGTTTTTTCCAATTCTGCTAACATTGAATTTAGTTCTTTATTTTTATCATCAAACGTAGTTTGTACTGATTTTTCAACAATATCTACGTTTTCTAACTCTGATTTTAAGTCTCTTTTTCTAAGAGATAATTGACCCAATTCCATAACAATTTTTGTTAAATCGTTTTGAATTGTACTTAATTTTTCAATTATTTCGGTTGATAATGATTCTTTCTTTTGCATAAAACTTTTTGTATATAAATATATATATTTTAATTTATTCAAAAAGCGCAGAAGCACACCCTCTACAAATGGTCTCATATGATTTTTCAACCATTTTTATGTGTTCTTCATTACCCCAAAAATCTTTTAATTGTTGTGTTTTGAAATCACCAAATTGTACTTCCATATCATAATCATTACAACAAAGGAATACTTTACCAGCAGCATTTACATGTATCCAACCTACCGGTCTACCACCAACTTCTCTACCATTTCCACATCCTATTACTTTTTTTGTTTCATCACCTTTTTGTAAATTTCTTTTTATAGCTTCTTTATTTGTCATAATGTGGTCTAATAAACCAGCTCTATCTATTAATGATGGAACTGGGAATACTTGTAATCCTTCAAATAATTCTCTAGCCTTATTAACTTGCTGTGCCAACTCACCAGTAATTGGGTCTAAATCCATATCAATTGGAAATTCAGGACCTTTATCTAACCAACCACCCCTATCACTAAATGAATTATGGTTAGAACCATTTACTTGGATAGAAAATGATTTTCGTTGAACCATATCTGGTAATTTTTCCATAGCATATTTTACATTTGATATTAATTTATCAAATTGCTTTATGTTTATCCCACTTCGTAAACTCCAAACTTCTGGTTCAAATGCTGGTATGTTTAGACATATTCCATTTACAACTCCTTTATACTTTACAATCAGGTCCACTTTTTCAGGCGTTAATGGAATACCATTTGAAAGAACCATAAAACATAATCTATACTCTTGACATATTTTTAATAATTCTTCAAAATGTGGATACAAAAGTATTTCATTATAATGAGCTGTATAAAATCCTCCAAAATTTTTATGAACCAATCCATTTTCTTTTTCTCTTTCTTCAATTAAATTTTCAATAATTTTACGAAGAAGTTCTGGACTCATAACTTCTTTTCCATGTGTAGGGTTTCCTTTATATTTTACAGGACAAAACCAACATCTTGCATTACATACGCCATATGGGTCTAATTGCATTTGATGAATTTTGTAAGTTTCAAATTGTTCTTTTACTGTCATATTAAAACTGATTTTTTTGCTGTTTTTTGTATTAGTTTCCAATATTCATACGATGTTGTACCCTCTTTTATATTAAGTTCAATATTATAAGGAAGTTTATTCATAAATTCTGATTTATAAAATAATCCTGAATTTGAATTTGTAACTCCAGCATTATGAAATATATTACAATCTTGCCATAACTTATCCGATGATGTTCCCCAACTAAATTCTAAATTAGAATGGCATATTGTTTGATATCCCATTTTCCAAGCGTTCCACAATACAGCCCACATATCAGCACACCATATTTGTAGTTCGTGATAAGTTGGGTCTTTTTCTTTTTTTATTTTATTTAATTCGGTAATATTAACAAATAATTTTTCACAATCATTTTCTACAATTTTCCAAAAGTTTTCTGATATTCCTTTCATTATGTATTGTGCTCCAATTCCATTCAATTCATTTTTTTCAACAACACTTTCATCAATTTCCATAATACTACACATAGCTTTTAAGATATCATCACCTTTTGATTTTATATAAGAATGAGATATATACCATCTACAATCAGAACCATACCAATTATCATCATTAATCATTTCATCTGTTATCCATTCTCTAATTGGTTTTGTGAAAGCAATATCACAATCATGATAAAAAATTACATCATTATGTATTTCTGGTCTAGCTGCCCAATGTTGTTTTAATATATTTGGTCTTATTGAAGATGTATATCCTTTATTTCTTCTTGTATCAGTATAAAAGAAAAATCTAACATAATTGTATTTCTCTGCTAATTTAGTCCATTGTTCAGAAACAATACCATTTTCCGCATAACAAACTATATCCATATTATTTGGATTAACGCCCATTTCAATAAAGTTGTGTATCATTACCTCAACTTGCCAAGTATAATATGGAATTGCTGGTTGAGCACATACGAAACGTAAATTATTCATAACCTTTATTAAATATAATTATATTTTTATGTTTTTAACAAAAATCACCAGTACCCGTTCCTACTTCTCCAGTCGTTGAATCTAAATTGAATGTTTCACTAACTATTATACCACCTAATTCTTCTGCAACGTAGGTATAGCCTGTTAATAAAATATCTTGCGGCATTCTATATAAAACAGAACCATTAAATGCCGCATCAGATAATGAAATATCATTATTTGAACTTCTTACCGTACGGATAGTTGTTAGACTACATACTCCACCTGATGAATTACTTAAAGTAACATTAAATTGAACAGGTGCGCCGGTAGTTGTAGTTGTAGTTGTTGTAGGTGCAGCAGTAGTTGTGGTTGTTGTAGTTGTTCCACTGTAACATGCAGTTTCTCCACCTAATACTCCAGAAGTTGAATACCAATAATTTCCACCTCTAGCATAGTATCCATCCGAAGGTACGCCAGTTCCATTTGAATTATTCCAAATAGTTACGCCATTTGCCGAAGCAGCGTTTCCACCATTATATTTGGTAACATGTACATTTGTTTCATAATTTGTACAAGCTTGGTCTCCATCTGAAGCATCATATCCATAAGTTATTGCGTTTAATGGTGCTTCAGTTGTTGTAGTTGTTGTAGTTGTTGGTGCTTCAGTAGTTGTAGTTGTAGTTGTTGGTGCTTCAGTAGTTGTAGTTGTAGTTGTTGGTGCTTCAGTTGTAGTTGTAGTTGTTGGGGCAGCCGTTGTTGTAGTTGTAGTTGGTGCTTCAGTAGTTGTAGTTGTAGTTGGTGCTTCAGTAGTTGTAGTTGTAGTCGGTGCTTCAGTTGTTGTTGTAGTTGTTGGAGCAGCCGTTGTTGTAGTTGTAGTTGTTGGTGCTTCAGTTGTAGTTGTTGTGGTAGGAGCAGCCGTAGTTGTTGTTGTGGTAGGAGCAGCCGTAGTAGTTGTAGTTGTTGTAGTTGTGGTTGTAGTAGTTGTGGTAGTTGTAACTGATAAGCATGTTCCTTTATCATCCAACGTACCATTATCAGTTATTATAAAATAGTTTGTCCCATCCGAATAGTATCCATTAGGGGCTGGTGTTGTTAATCCACTATTTGTAAATAACTGCAAACTATTTTGTAAAGTACTTCCACCAAAAGAATAATAAGTTGTAGGTGAGGATGAAAAATCACCACATGCATTATTAGCAGAAGAAACATCATATCCCAAACTAAATGATGATGGAGATAACGTTGTTGTAGTTGTTGTTGTAGTTGGTGCCGCAGTTGTAGTTGTTGTAGTTGCAAAAGTAATAGTTGAAGATAAACAATCATTTGTAGAAGTACCAAAAGTTTCTACAACAGATCCAGGCGGAACGGTATATAATCCATTTTGTGCAGAAAAGATTATTGAACCTACTTTTGAACTTACAAAAATAGTAACTTCATTTCCCTCACATTCTGTCCAAGTTACATCTCCTGATGTTCCATTTGGTAAAGTTGCTCTATATAATGTTGATGATGGCATTTATTATTAAATAGTTTGGTATGGTGAATTTCCTAATATATCAGTTGGCCATTTGTTTTTCAAATCATTTGGAGTTGTAACATTTGAAAAATCAATATCAGTTACATCTCTTAACGCTTGTTTTTTTTCTACTACTTCTTGAATAGTTGTTTGGTTTCCACTTTCCAATGCTCTCATATACTCAATATCCAAATCAGAAAACATTTTGTTTCTTTTTCTTCGTATCAAACCTAACAAAATATCTTTTCCTTTTTCCATATCAAATGTAGGAATCGCGGTTATACCATTATCATCTTCAAAATTAAAATCATAACAAAAAGTAAATGAATGGTCAATGTCACTATCATCGTACATATAAAGATATTTTGAACCAGATGGTATTACTTTACTTATAACAAATTCAACAGTTTCTTCATTTAATGCTGTCCATCTAATTTCATTGTTTAATTTACTTATTATAAATTTTGGCTTCATACTAAAAATTTTATCTTCCTATTACTACTATATCTACAAATTCATTTGTTTGAGAGACCGTATTACTACCAGCTCCTATGAATACAGTTTGCATTCCAACACCACCTTCATCTGGCTTTTCCATTCTAAATTCAAATCCAGTTGCACTATTAGCCGTTATCATAGGCATAAGCGCACTTTCAATTGTAGCATAATTTACAGACGATGGTGTAATAAATATAGAATAATCATTTGCATCAAATGCATTTTGAAAAGTTAATGCATATTGATTACCAGTTAGTCCGAGAGTTGATGAAATATTAAATCTTCTTGAAACCGTATAGTTAGCTGCACTTGATGGTGATGTACCATTATAAGTTACTCTACAAAATGCTTTTACCGCCGGTGGGTATCCGTATGCTTGACTGAAATTAGAAATTGCCCTATCTATCATCAAACTTCCTGTAATTTCTGTTGAGAAATTATATGAACCACTTATACCATCTCTTACTCTCAGATACTTATCGTCTGCTAAAACGGATTGGAATCCACCACCATTTACAACAGTACCTGCTGATATTGTTTTTATTGTTATAGTTGCTGCAGAATCTAAACTAAAAGTAGAGTTTACTTCCGAATCAAATCCATATGGTGGATACTCCGATGGGTCTGATGTATCTTTACTATGTGCATATACAAATCCCCTTAAAGTTAGATAATAAGTTACACCTTGTTGTAAATCTGCAAGTAATGTAAATTTAGTATTTTCTATATAATCAGTTTGCGAAGTAGGGTAATAAGATGTCACATATTGAAATCCATTCCATTCGGTATAAGCTTGTACACTTCCTTGAGCGTAAGCTTGTGCATAATTAGAATTCGCAACATATTCAGTATAAAATTGTGGTGCGTGGCCGGTTTTTGTTAAAACTAAACTCACATTCATATAACCATCAGCATCACCAGTAGCTTGTATATAATTACTAAATCCACCAGGAAATGTCATTGTTATAATATGTTGCCCAGATGCAGCTGCTGTAAATGAACCATTTGATGATGGTGTTCTGTAGTAATCATATCCAATCGTTCCACCATAATATGAACTGTATGTTCCATCATTTGGTATGCCGTTTGTTTGTGTAGAAGCTGTAGTAAATGATGCAAGTGTTGCATTTGAATATGATACACCGGTTGGAGATGGTAAGGTTAATTGCGTATTTGCAAAAAATCTTAAACTTCCAGAATCATCAAATACTGCAATTGATTCCGATGGTTCTGATACTAATTGTATATTTTGGTTAGCCGATATTATAGAACCTTCTCCAATTGTCCAACCACCAATTATACCATCATTCGAATTAATTGAACCTCTAATACTTAAATCCTCACCATCCCAAATTAATGAACCAGACACACCAACTAAAGATACTTTTGGTTGAGAAGAATCATATCCAATAAAAATACCATTGTTATTAAATCCTTGAACTTGAGATTCAGTAACAAAGTTACCAGGACCAATACTAGAACTTATTTGTCCTATTGAAATATATGGATTTGCATTTGAACCACTTTCATTTGCGTTTAGAGTAATCAATGCGTTTGCACCTTTTGCACCAATATTAATAGTTTTATCCACATATTGTTCTACTGCAAAAAGTACATCAGTTGCTACAGAAGTAAATTGTGCACCAAATGTTTCCCAATCCGCTGGTGTTGTGTTTGGTTGTCCCCATGTAGCCGCATCATTTTTTGCTGCATTTTTTGTGATATAATATGTACTTCCAAATTTAACTATATCACGTCTACCTGCGATTAAGTCATAATAGTATTTTGTTGTAGAACTATATAATCCTCTATAAACAACACCAGGACCAGGCCCACCAGCAGTTCCATTTGTACCATTTGCTCCACTAGTTCCTCCCGTTCCCGATGAACCTCCACTTCCAGATGAGCCGCCACTTCCAGATGAACCGCCTGTACCAGATGTTCCAGCTGCGGCCGAAACAGCCCAAGTATTTGTTGCACTTGATGGAAATCCAGTATCAATATTTGTATTATTAGTTGATGTGTGTGTTACAGAATTTATATAAGTTGAACCACCATATGCAACTGTATCATCGGGATAATATATTGTTGCAGGTGCCCAAACACCTCTATAACTTCCTTCAGGTATACCAGGTTGTCTTTGTCTGATTGAACCAACTATTGTTAATTGGTCACCATCCCAATACATTCCTTTACCAGATGTACCCGTTGTTTTAATTGAGAAACGGCCTGTTGTACCATTAGCACCATCTTCATATACTCCTAAGAATATACCAGGTCTATTATATCCAATAACACCAGCCCCACCAATCGAAACCCCAGTTCCTTGTGTACCTTGTGTTCCGGTTTGTCCGATAGCAATATATGGGTCAGTTCTACCACCGGCTAATACAATATTTGCAAAAGCACCAGTTCCATCTTTTGTACCAACATTAAGAGTATTTTTTACATAAGATTCTTCAAATATTGCAATCTTAGCTGATACGAAAAATTCTTCTTGTCCCAAATACTGCCAATATGCAGTGTCTGTGTATGGAGATGTGCCATCAGGTTGTTGTGCGCCAGCTGGTGTTCCAGGTCCACTTCCCGTAATAGCTGCCCAATAGTGAGTTTCTTTATTTACAGTTGCTGGGTCTGGCCAAATTACAGCATCCCTTCTTTGATTTGCAGTTTCTGCAATATAATCCAATGTAGAACTCCAAATTCCTCTCATCACTATACCAGGACCAGTATTACCTTCATATACTACTGATAGTGATAACGTTTTATAAAGAGTTTCTCTACCTTCACAATCAATTTGGAATATAACTTCCCCCGATGCAATTGTTTCTGGACTTGACCATCCGCTTATACCAGCAAAAGATGCAGGTGTACCAGAAACATACGAACCAGCTGTCAATCCTCCGGCTAAAGTTAAATGACCGGAATATGCAAGAATACTTACTCTACATTGATTTGGATATCCTAATTGGCCATATGCATCAACTTGTCCACCACTAAATGTTGAAACGTTTGTTAATTCTAAATCACCTCTAAAAACTCTTATAGTTGTTGTAGATAAATCAAATTCTAATTCACCAGAAACTCTATACATTATTCCAGCATTTTCACTAGATAAATTTGCAGTATATGGTGCTGGTGCTGTAAATTGTACCGCAATAGATTGAGATAAGAAATGAGTTGCTCTACCATTTTCAAAATCAATTTTGTATATTACTTCAGCAGGTGCGTTTGTTGCTGGCGCATTCCAAAAAGTTAAATCATTTATAGAAGCAGGACTTCCTAATAATCTACTTTGAGAATTTATTGAAATGAAATTACTTTTTGAATAAATTGATGCTGAATAATATCCCAAAACACCTATTGGTGTTACACCATCTATTTGATATGAAACAGGCAATCCCGTATATGATGATGTATGTATTAATGGTATTCCTGATTTTGATGCTACTACTTGTGTCCCAGATCCACTAAAAACCGTATCCCACAATGAAGCTTGAATTGAAGTATTTGCATTTGAAAGAAACGATTGGTATGCATCTTGTCCAGCTTTTACACCAGTTATAGTAACTTCTGTAATTGCTTTTATTTCACTATTTGCATTACCATCTCTCATTTCAACTTTCCAAACAGCAGTTTGACCAGGCCCAGTTGCATCGCCAGATGGAATTTCAAATTGAGTATCTTGTGTTACACCACTGTATGCAATACCATCTTTGAAAAATTGATAATAAGCAGAACCAGTATTACCTATTGGAGTTGCATCTAAAAATATAGAACCTTCAGGAGATACTTGAACACCATCACCATTAAAGTTTACAGTTGTTGATGTTGCAGACAAAACAACTGAACGAGCTTTAGCTGGTGCTACATTCTTAGTAAAATTTTGATTTCTAAAATAAATTGATGAAGTATATTGATGCCCACTTCCCAATGCATATGGAAATACTTGAATTTCATATAAAGCACTTGCTGATGTATAAGGATAATCAAATCTATTAAAATCTAAAGTGGCGTTATATAAAGATGATGATGAAAGTGAACCTGTTCTTATTCTCCACTCACCCGCTGCGTTTCTTGTTTCTACTGAATTAATTCTCCAAGTTCCCGGTGCGGATGATTGTGTTGTAAATATTAAAAAGTCATCACCTTCTCTAACATTAATTGTTGTATTTGCTGCTGCATAACTTGATGCTGATACAAATCCAACTTCATCCGCATTTATTGTTTGCGTTTGTGGAGTTATTACAATTTGTATAGGTGGAGGTCCATCCAATACTTTTGTATAATTAACAACAACACTTGCTGTATATATTGAAGATGTATAATATGGATGTATTACCAATGGATATGTTATACTACCACTTAAATTTGTAAGATTTGAAGATTGTGATACTATAAGTGATGCAGTATATTGTGTTCCAAAGGATGATGTAAAATGAATATTACCTGCTTTTACATTTTGTTCTACAATTGATGAACTTGCAATATAAAACTGCCCATGTGATTTGAATGGGTCAGATGCTGCGCTTGAACTAAATGCCAAATATCTAGAACCTTGTTTTAATTTAATATCAGTTATAGATGGTTTATAATCATTAACAATACCTCTTGAATTTGCTGCTAAAGTTATATTAGCTGGCGTTACTTCGAATATAATTGTTTCATCTCCAGGCTTACCTTCAGGTACAATTGTAAATAAATGGTCTACGTTTACTGAAGCGGATGTCCATGGTTCAGTATAAGTAAAGCTTGTTAATATTTGCTTACTCTGATTTAACGTATTTCCAATATAAGAACCTAATGGTAACGATGGAATAACATTTCCAGATTCATCATATGCAACAACACTTATATCCGGATTACAACTATGAGTTATAAAATATAACCAATATTCGGGAGTCCAATCTTGATTTATTGACATAGATGGATAAACCTCAAATGAACAACTTATTGGTCCTTCCGTTGTACCCCTTCTATAAAATGAAGCCGTTGCCGATGTAAATGTTGGTATAAATTGTGTACTTGTTCTTGGATTAATAGTGAACGTATCGGCATCATATAAAACTACACCAGCATCTAAACCATCTAACAAATCAGTTAATGTTAAAACAGTCAATATAGAAGCCGATGGGTTTGTTGAACCGGATGGTATTAAATAAAGTGTTCTTTGTGTATCAATTGAATCTCTATTAAAAATAGCGTTATAATTCAATTGCCCACTTCCAGTTAAACCAGGTTGTAATCCTTTTACAAATCCACTAGAACTTGCTGCGGTAAGTGTAATATATGTAGAACCAGACTGAACGTGGATTTGTGGTGCTGAACGGCCGGCTGGTAGTCCACTTTTAAGATTAATTTCATTTACACCATCAATACGAATAGCTTGAACTTCTAATGAACTAGATGCACTTGAATTTCTTATAACTGTTCCATTATAAGGTCTTAATTCATAATTAACTCCACCTTTACCATCTATTACTCTAGTAATAATTACAGAATCACTCACACCCTCACATTCAGCTGTATATTCAATAAACTGAACAACTATTTCTTCTAAATTAGGGTCTCTTGAACCTGTAAAATTTTGTACAGTCAGATATGGTTGGTCAGTATTTATATCATTTAATAACCCCGGAAATTGCCACCAAGTAAATGGTGGAGTTGATAAAGAACTACTTAAAGGAGTTGTTGCCCAATAAGCAGTATTATACATTGAAGATGATAATTCGTTACTAAAGAAATCAAATGAACGAGAAGTAAATGTTACCGAACCAGTCAAATAACTTTTTACAATATCAAATGTGATAACTGTTGGTGGTACTGGGTTTCCATTACCAGATCCAGAATCAAATTGAAAATATAAAGATGATGGTATAATTTCTAAACTTTTTTGAATAGGATTTAGATTACCACCATCAAATGTTTTACTAGCTTCAACAATTACAGGAATATAATTGTTATTAATATCATAAAATTGAAATAAGAAATTAAAAGTTTCAGCTGGTAATGTTCTTGGTATTGGTTGAATAAAAGTTATTTCATCAGGAGAAAATGCTGTTTCTTGAGATGCTCTTAAACTAACATTTGCAACATACCATCCATTACCTTGAACTTCAAAATAAAGTTTAGCATTATCTATTTCTTCTGCTTTGAAATTTGCACTTACTTGACTTTTTTGCAATATACTATTATCAGATGTTACATTTAATATATTTTGTTGAACACCTATTACTATTGGTGTATTATTTACAGATGATTGTCTTGAACCACTTAAATAAACTTTTACATAATTTTGGGGAGATAAGTTTTGTGCTAATCTTAAATCAAAATTTAATGTGTACTCAGTATCTTGTGTTAATTCTAAAGATTTTGAAGTAAAGAATTTATTTACCCCCGTACTATCTAATTTTATAGAACTATATAAATAATCTTGATTAAAATTAGTTGTTATATTATTAGATGAAGTTACCCAATAGTTTTTATAAAGTACCTCATCAAAAGTTCCATAGTTTTCTAAATTTTTTATAGTGGATTCTAAATCCGTAAGGATTTCATTTGATTCCAATTGAATCTCTTGTATAAATTGATAATCTGCTAAATCTGATTGAGATTTTCTAAATATTTTAACTCTTGCAGCATCACCAATAAATGTGGTTAATTCTGAAAGAGTTATTTTTGCGAAAGAACCAGTTAATGCGGTTTTTAAGTTATCAATTCCTTCTACATAATTAAATGTTACAGAATATGGTTGATTAAATACATCTTTAACAATTCCATTTTCAGAATATGGTGTATTAATTGTTATCTCTTTATTTGATATAACATCATCTACAACTGAAGAAAAATTTAGATTAGGTAAAGTTATAGTACTACCAGCTACAGAACCAGTCCAAGCACTGTTACTATTATTTATTTGTAAAAGATAATTTGTAGGTAATGTAAAATTTGTAATTCTTTCACCAGCTCCTGGCGTTTGTGCAATACCATCAACAATTCCTGTTTGGGTTATTGTACTTACTATATTGGAGAATATTGGTTTAACAACTTCAGTTATTGTTACTTTTGGTCTTTTATAGAATCTAACTTTATCTTCATTAACCAATAATTTGTTTACATTAAATTCCCTTTCCCATCTAACATTATAAACATTTTTCCATTCTTCTGGGATATCTTTTACAATATTTCCATTTTCCAAATATTGTTTTAATTCTCCTAATATTGTAATTTTTGCAGTACCAATAGGAGTATCATCATAAACATATACGGCTATTACTTTAGAATTACCTTCATAGTATTCAGGAATACCATTACCAGGTTCGTAATAAATTGGGTCTCCGTTTACATCTAATATCTGAATTTTTATTTCGGTAGACTCTTTTAGATAAGGAGAACCTTCTATTAAGAATCCGTTTTTACCACCAGTAAATGAATCCTTAAATTCTGTTATTTTGAAGTATGTAGAATTTATATCAGTATCTACTACAAATGTTTCAAAAGATGATAGTGGTGCTGGTAAAACTTCTCCGTATTTTTTTAATATTGCCATTAATTTCTATGATTATATAAAATAAATATTGGGATAATTTTTTATCTCAATAATTATATATAGAATTCTAAAGAAAAATAAAGAAGTAATGAAAAAATACGCAATGATTCAAATTGATGCAGAAATACATCAACTTTTGAAGGAGTTTTGTAAAGAGAAAGGATACAAAATAAATGGGTTAGTTGAAACCCTTATAAAAGAAAAGGTAGAAGCTTCTAAGAAACCTCTACCCAAAAATATATTACCAGTTAATTCTAAAAGTTAATTTTTGAGAATCCGTTTTCTTTTTTAATTTCAATTAGTCCATCTACAATATCTCTCATTTGTTCTAAGTGGGAAATTACCCAAATGAAATCGAATTGAGTTTTAAGATACTGCATCATCATAAATAAGGATGATAGGTTATCCGCATCCAATGTACCAAACCCTTCATCTATTACTAAGAAGTTAGGTCTAGGAAGTCCGCATATGTTAATTAGAGCCACTCTAATTGCTAGTCCTGATATGAACTTCTCCATGCCACTACACATCTCTAAATTCCATTCTTGGTCTTCGTAAACGATTTTGGCGTTAATGTTCTTTCCATCAGTATCCATTGAAAGAGAGAAGTCCACAACCTGTGCTAGGATATTGTTTACTTCGTTTTCAATCACAGGCATTGCTTTGGAAATTAATTCATATGGAACACCATCTTTCTTAACAGCATCTAAGTAGTAAGTGTAAAGAATGTTTTTATGTTCTAATTCCTTAACCTCATCCATCTTAGCTTTAGTTGCTTTAATGTATGATTCGATAGAACCAATTGTACCAGTTACTGAAAGAATTTGTTTGTTGGTATCTTTGATTTGTTTTTCAATTTCTTTTTTATCACCTTCCAACTTTTTAATTTGTTCGTTTAACTCACCATTCTTTTTAATGGTTGCTTCATTTTCAAAGTATCTGGTCTTATCGGCTTGTACACCTTCCAATTGAGTTTGTAGTAATTGAGATTGTGTTTCCAACCCATTTAATTCAGCTTCAGCCTTTTCTTTAACTACAACACCTCTAGTGTATTTGTTTCTCAATTCAATCAATTTAGCCCAAACATCTTCTACTTCTGAAAATGGTTCAGTTGCTTTGATTAAAGCATGATGTGCGATATTAAGAGTTTCTAATTGAGATTCTTGGGTTTTAACAACTTCTTTGGTTTGAATAGCATCCTTTACGAATACGTTGTTCATGCAAAACTGACAATTAGGGTCATACTCATGCTGCTCCAAATGTTTTAGTTTTTCCAAATTTGCTTCGTATTGGGCTTCCAACTTATCTATTTGAGTTTGTACATCTGCTAATTTACCCTTTGCCAAATCCCATTCCTTCTTAGCCTCATCTATCGGCATTCCGTTTACTTCGGCATGTTCATTAATAGATTGAGAAACCTCTCCTAATAACCCTATATATTCGTTTATTTTAGTTATTTTAGTTTCCTTATCACTTTCATTGGTTTGGATTTTGCGTTCAATAGTGCTCTCCGCATTCTCTAATGCAACTAAATCCAACTTACTATCTATTGGGGTGATGGATTTACTTAATTCGGTAATTTGGTTTTGAATCCCATCCTTACTTTCATTCTGCTCCCTTTGGGTTTTATTAAGGTCTTTCAGAGTTTCCTTTTGGGATTTCAAGTCGGTTTCTTTTTGGGCTAGTTCAGTCGTAAAATCAGTACGTTTGAAATTTCTGATTAGTACAGCCACTTCCTTAATTTCCTCACTTGCAGCCTCATACAGCTTATCAAATATATCCAATCCCATAAACTGAGCCAACAAGTCCTTTCTCTCCGATTGTGATTTATCAATGAATAGAGCATTGTTACCTTGTAAGGATAGGGCAGTCATTACGAAATCCTCATAACGGCCTACATAACCTTCTATGACTTGATTGGTATCCCTTCTCTCCGTTCCGTTTAGGGATTCTTTTCCACTATCTCCCTCTTTCCAAAATTGTACATCTACCTTTACGTTCTTTCCCTTATTAATAGTACGGGCTTCTCTCCTTATTGAGTATGATACACCTTCTACTTCAAAATCTAATTGGCAATGGAAGTCACTCTTTCTATTGTTCATAATGTGTGATGCCTTAAAGGCTCTACTACACTTATCGAACAAGCAGAAAGATATTGCATCAAATAGAGATGATTTACCAGCTGCGTTTGGTGCGAATAATCCCATCAGTCCGTTTACTTTGTCAAAATTGATTACGTTGTCCTCACCATAACTGAACATATTAGAGAATTCAAATCTTACCGGCTTCCATTGTACGTTTCTTGTCAATTCATCCAATACTATTCTACTATTAATATCTTTGTTTAGGGATTGTACTCCTGCTACATCTTCCGCAGTTGCAAATGGCATCATCCTTTGAATGTAATCCGTAATTAGAGAGTTTTGATAATTTACATCGGTAATATCTTCAAGCTCTAATTGATTATCTCTATCACCAGTCTTTTTCTTTTGGAAACTATCAGTTCTTATGGTTGTAAAATCTTCTACACCATACTTTACTTTGATTTCCGTGATTGCTCTTTTAGTATCTGCCGCATCCGTATCAGAAAATCTTACCCTAAGCCTTGGATGAACAGGTAAATCAGTAACGTCAGGAACAACTCCTGCGATAATATCCATAGTGTAATAACCATAATCGTTTTTAATATCAACTTCTTCATATGTTAATGTTTCTAAGTCCCAAACTAAGAATCCGTGCTTATCAAGGGTTTCACCAAAGTTTTGTTGTACTAAAGAACCTGCGTACACACACTTACAACCTTTTGGTGAAATCAATTCTTGTCTTTTATGAATATCACCCAAAAGTGCCAAATCAAACCCATCAAATAAATCGGTTGTGAAATGTCTACTACTAACTACATACCCTATATCAGTTTGTGAATGGTCAACGGGTCCGTGAAATAGTGCAACTTTTAATCGGGCTGATTGCAAGCTGAAATCATCAGCCATTATCCAATTATCTTTGTTATCAAAAATACTAAATACCGAAAATGCCACACCATCTACCCAATGAACCGAAGTATCCTTTAAGTATGTAAAGTTAGGTAGGTTAAGAGCTTCCACAATTGGAGAAAGAACATCCAATCGGTCTTGATTGTTCATATTACAATCGTGATTACCAGCAATAAGAATCGTTGGACATGTATTTGAACATTCGGTAAATAACCAACTAATTTCCTTTACTAATTCAGGTGACATTTCTAATTTAGCATGAGCAATATCACCTGCCAAATAAATCATTGAGTCTTCCGTACCTCTTTTACGGATTTCCTCAAACATTTTTTCAAATACTTGTCTGAACTCTTTGTGCCTCTTTACGTTACGAATGTGTATATCCGCAATATGATAAATTCTTTTTAACTTCATATATTGTTCAACTTTGCCATCATCAAATCTTCCCAACTTGTCTCTTTGGCGGATTTTAGTATTTCATTTACTTTTTGGAATCCCATATCACCAGCATCTTTATCAGTTGGTATGATATTCCTAACTTTAATTCCATTCTTAATAAACCATTCGGTATGTTTAGTGGAATCATCTACGGCATCAGAATCTAACATAATAGTTACATCCTTAACACCCTTTTCCATAATTTTATTTTTGAGTTTGCTGAGTAAAAATTTACCCAATAACGGAACTACATTTCTTTTGACTGAGAAAGAGTCAAATACTCCTTCAACTAATGTGATTGGTTCATTCCAATTAATCATATTCTCAAATACAATCACATCCCTACTAATTGGTGGATTCTTATACTTCATTTTCTCATCCTCATAAAATGAACGAGCTACAAAGTAATTCAAGTCACCATTATCATCGTAGGAAGGAATAATAACCCGCCCACCATAAAGCCCATCTTCACAATACCCAATGTTATACTTTACAATATCCGCTTGAGTGATTCCTCTTTTGGTAAGATAGTGAAGGGCTTGGGTATAAGCGGGGTTAATACCTTTTGGTTTGAAATATAATTGTTTGAATTCTTTTGGTAGTTGTAACTTTGCTACAAATTCCTCTTTTGGGTCATATTCGGGCTCATCACCATATACATCCTTTACAACGGATATATCTCTAAGGTCCACATTAAGTTTGCGGAGAAGGGATGATATACTTCTACCCTTAGAATCACACACCCAGCAATGCCATCTTTGGGTATCTAAGTTTACCTGTAATTTCTTTTTGTGGTGGTTACAAAACGGGCAATAGTGTGCCTGTTCATTACCCTTTAAGGATGAACCCACACCTAATGCGGAGTCTAATATTGTAATTATTTTTAATTTGTTCTTACCCGATAGCATATTTTGGAGTATATCTACAAAAACTATGTAAATATACTACTTTTTTGGGATATAACCAAATTAATATCCAGAATTCTTAATATCAATAAGGAAGTCAGCTAAAAACTGAAGTTTATTGGCAATAGTTTCTCTAGGTTGGTTTTGAAGAACCATGTTTTTAAGGTCTAATAAAGATGCAGCTGCTATTGAATGTGCATCATCTTTTGAGTTTAAGTAAGAATCGGAAATTCCGTATTTCTTGCAGATTTCTTGAATGTTCATAACGTTTGTTTATTAATATATATCCTTTCGGAAGAATTTTCCCATTAAATTTTCATTAATAGATTGTGGGTCAGCCAATACATCTAATTTGAACTGCCACCAAACTTCCCAATATGTAAGTGATTTTTTACTAAAGCAGAATTGAATTATTTCTCTTTCAAAATCCCCAGCTCTACCTTCTTTTACCTCTTTTTTAATCCATTCGTTTGATGAATAGTATGTTTCCCAATCGGAAGCTTTACGAACTACTCTTTTACGAACCTTTCCCTTTAAGGGTTTCAAACGGCGAGTTTGAGAAAGTGATTTTTTACCAATGTAGAATTTACCGGTGGGTATGTGAATTATCTTATAGACAAACCCAATAGCACCCTCTGGAGTGTTTTCCTCTGTAACCTTTATTCCATTAAAATTCCAAGACACTTATTTAGTTTTTATTGAATCTGAATACTTTTTTGTAGTATCGTATCCACCAGCTCCTGCACCTAAAGGACCTTTTCTTGGCTTATCTAAATTTTTTGCAACTAAATCTTTTGATTTTTCAAATGGTTCTTCCAAACCAATTGGAGTTTTGTCAATACCTTTAGTATTAGCTGCACCTGTTTTTGGTACTTTTTGTTTGTATAAATCTATTAAGCTAGCCATTTTTATTTTTTTTACTACCTATAAATATAACCTTATGTATCAAAACGAACAATAAAATTTACTGGGTAATCCGGCAGTGATTTTATTGGTTGTGGTAATTTTGCAACTGCAACCATATTTAATTCATCATCATATAAACCAATTGTAGTAACATATGGTGCTAAATAAGAACCAGTAGGGTCTATTGATGAACTATATTCATAATCATCAAAACTACCAAATTTTTGATTTATAGAACCGCTTGTATATCCAGATATTTTTGAATATATTGGGTAGTTGCTATTTCTAACATATCTAACACCCGGTTTAATTATTTTTTTAGTATATGTTTCTGTTAGACTTTTATCAGTTGTTTTATTTACAACAGCATATGATATTTCAGCACCATCCTCATAATAAGAACTTGGATTGGTTGAGTAATTAAATTCATTTTCTAAAACAGACAAAAATATTTCGTTTTCATATATAGTTTTTGTAGAACGAAAATCTATACTAAAATTGGAAAGAGTAGAACCACTTACAACATTTCTAGTTATTACCACAAGCCCTCTATCATAAAAAACATTACCATGTACATTACTTCCACTATCTATTAAATTAGAATATCCATCATCTGTATATAAATCACCATTATCATCTACAACAACGCTACCTGGCTTTATACCTTCGCCATACATATTTTGTGGAATTGATATAACAGCCATATTTTCTTCTAAAACTCTTTCATCAGTTGATGCATATGATTTCCTTCTACCAACTTCAAATAAAACAGAAGCTGTAGCTGGATTGTTATAGAATTGAGCTTTTACAGAACGAAATAAACTTACTTTTGAAAAGTTGTGAGACTTTTCCTCTATTTCAGAATCATAATCTCCAAAACTACCACTTTTAGCAAATATTGGATTTATGTCTTGCTCATCTAATGTCCATTCTTTATATACCTTAAAAGGTCTTACAACAATATCTGATTTTGGAATCTCTTTGAACATTATTTTTTTCCGTTTAGTATAAATATCTTATAATAAAAAAACCCCCTTTCGGGGGTCTTTTATAATCATAATCTATTTTTTATTAGAATGATAATTTAACTTTGATTAATACTTCTTTATCAAATGATTTAACAATTGGTTGAGAAGTTTTAGCTACTGCAATCAATTCGTTTGAATCATTTAACAAACCTACAGTTGTAATGAAAGTTTGTGGGTCACTTTCAAAAGTTGGTTCTGTGAATGAACCATCAGTATTAACATATGTAGGGTTATTTGAATAGTTGAATTCTCTATTTGTTGCTCTTACAAAGAAATGCTGAGTTGAAATATTTTCAGTTCTACGTGCTTCAAAATCGTTAGAAGCACTTATTGCTGAGAATAATCTTCTGTGGTTGTATTGTTCAGAAGTAGTACTTAAACTTCCACTTAAATTTACTAAACTTCCATTTACTCTTACATTACCTACAGTTCTACCAACTGCTTTAGGATTTAGAACAACTATACCTCTATCAGGATAGAATAATCCATATCCTTCACCAGTTCCAGCATCATAAGTTGTATTAACAGTTGCTTCATTTTGTGTTCCTAAATTAAGAGAACCACTTACAATATTGAAAACTCTACCAGCTTTTCCATAAGTGTCTCCAAACTTTTTACCACTATCATCAATAAATGAAAACAATCCATTAGAACCAGACAATCTTAATTGCCAGTTACCAGCATCCATTTGCTCTCTATATCTAGCTCTAGAAACATTAATTACATAAATCTCATCAGAACCAGTTGATAAACCAGCTGAGTTTACAAATGAGAATGTTGTATCGGTTGGGTCTAACAACATAGATTTGTACTGAGCGTAAGTTCCTTTTGTTGCCAATAAAGAACTATCATCAGTTGCTAAATCTACAGAACCATATCCATTTACGTTTCCGTAAGCAACTGCAAATTGTACTTCAGCTGAACTATCTGTTAGTGGGTGTGCATTATATACGTTCAAATAATATTGTCCACTATTTTGTGCAGCTTGAGTTGAAGAAGTAAAGAAAGAAGTTAAAGAACCACTATCTCCACTCCACAATCCAGTTGTTACAACTTCAGTTTTTGCGTTTACTTTATCAAAATCTCCAAATCTTTTATAAATTCCAGTTGTAACTCCAGCTGTATTAGTTGAAATCTGCTGTCCTGCAGGTAATACAGAATTAAGAAGAGCTACGATTTGGTTTGTATCTATTTGCCCAGAATTAGCTAGTGCTGATATTTGGGCGGTTACGTTAGGGTCATTTATTAGTGCCATTTCTTATCTCCTCCTTTATGCTTTATATGTTACGGTTACAGGAATAGTTTGAGAGCCTCCAGTTTCATTTCCATAAACAGTGATAGTTGTTTTAACATCACTTGTTAAGTTTGGATTTGGAGTAAATCTAAATTCTAATCCACTTACAACTTGTGCGGTTGTTGTAATTTCTTCTCCCAAGAATACAGGCACCGAACCGGCTGCTGTTGCTCCTCTAGTAACAGTTAGTGTACCAGCTCTTTGGTCTGCTAATACTACAGTGTACCCTGCGTTTGAATTTCCAGCAGGAGAAGTTGTTGGAGTCATACCAACACCACCTTCGGTTTGGAATACACCAATTGCACCTATACCCAATGATACAACAGGAATCTGAGTTGTTCCTTTTGGAAGCGTCACTAATTTGTATCTCAATACTTGAGTTTCATCAGGTGATGCTTCAGTAATAGGAATTGCTCTAATTGCTGAATCATAATAAGCCGAACCTTTTGGGTGTGCTGGTTCGTAAAGTGTGTAATCAATCTCATCATCTCCCAAAGCGAATTTGGTGATACTAAGAGATTGACCGGATGCTAACTTTTGTCTACCCTTTTTGGTTAGGATAGCATCTACAGTTATTTCTGTATTATCTAAATATGCCATTTGATATTGTTTTTAATGCTTTATTTCTAAAATAAATATAACCAATTATTATTTTCAATTTTAATCAACTTCAAGTATTGGTTCACCACTACCTCTACCAGTCTTAGCCACTCTAAGAATGTTAGGATTAGTTGTAAATGTTTCTACCGCAGGTAACCCATCGGGTGTTGTTGCTGATGTTTGTTGAGAACCCTTAAAGTAAGAACGTTGCAATCCCTCACCTAAATTATTTGTAAATCTATAATGTGAAGGTAGGTATCCATTAAGTACGTTTGATTCAATAATATCACCACCGGTTGAAACAGATATAGTAAGTGGAACAATTGAAACTTTATATTCAAAACCAGTATTTGATACATCTTCATAAATAACTTGGTCACCAGGCTGTGCACCATTTACAGGGTACCCAGCTACTTGGGTAGGTACTTTATATGTAAACTGATTTTTTGTTATGTAAACATTTTGTATACTTGATGTTGTGTTACCAAATACTTCATCAAAGTATGTGATTTTTGTTTTTCCACCAACACCAAATAATCCGAATCCAATATTTGATAGAGAATTTCTATCCATACCAATTTGTTGAAAATCAAATGAATCATAAAAACCGGTTAATGTTTCACCAGTTGGAGCTTGTATTTCAACATTATACATTGGTACTGAAGCTTCCAAAAATTCTTCTGTATTATATTCAATTGTAGAATCATAGAATGGTGTTTCGGTTTCTAATAAAGTTGCATCTTTTACATTTATTTCAGAATCCCAATTACTTAATTCAAAATCCAATTTAGTTTCATCCGAAACCATTAATAACGCATCTTTAGATTCGTATGAAAATTCAATTTCATTGTTATTATCTATGTTAATTGATGTTTCATAATCATTTCTTTCGGAAACCGGCTTATCCCATCTTACTTTACTTCTTTCTAAAAAGTGTGGTTCAATCAACAAACCTTTAGATATTTTAGCTCTTGCTGGCGCAAGGTCTGCTAAAACATCAAATAAAGATTTATCAATATATCTTACTAATTGAATATATTCGTAGATATTTCTATCCAATCTTTCAAAATAATATTCTCTTAGTTCTTCCAATGATTTATAATTTTCTTTATATTCATCAGATGGGTCACCAATATAGTTATCAATATTAAAATCTCCAAATGTTTTTAAGATATCCATATTCAACTCCTTAATTGGAGAGAAAAATAAACCTAAACGAGAAGAATCTATTGGAGCTCTATCAAATGATTTTTTAGTTGCCCTTACTTTATAGGAAAGGTCACTAACCAATTCAACATCTTCAAATCTAATTTTGTTACCATAAGTAAATCCTAAAGATGGAACATTAGCTGTTACAGTTCTGTCATATGGTTCATATTGGAATGGATATGATGATGCTGAATAAAAGTTTTGTGCATATGCATATGTTTCACCATATTCTGTGTTGATAGCAACATTTTTAATATTAACATCAGATGTCCTATCTTTTGGATATTCAAAATCTAAACGATATAATAAATCTGAAGTTGATGCTGTGTATGAGTTACCATTAATTGCATCAGGGAATTTTGAGTGATTATCAAATTTACTTCTTTCTAAAGGAACTTTCCATAATCTGAATTCATCAATAGTTCCTGAATATCCATCACCACCAATTAAAATATTTGAACCAGTTTCCCATTGGTTATCATTATAAAGAATTGACATGCTGACAGATGTGGTAATTCTTTTTCCATCGGTTGTATTTAACCAAACTTCAAATAAAGAACCAGTACCTGCATAGTTGTATCTATTAATTGCTACATTTGAGTAGTATTCTGTAGATATTGGAAAATCTAAACTTCCAGTTTTCAAATCAGGTCCATACGCATAAGTTATAGTTGATACAATATATGGTGTATTTGGTCCAGATGTTGCAAAGTATGGTTGTAATGCATCGTTTCCACCAAAATTAAATTCTAATTTACCAAAAGAACCAGTTGTTTGCACCAAATCAAGAGTCCATTCACTACCACTAATAAGTGTAGCTTTAGAAACTATTTCGGATGGTTTGAATCTAAATTCTATTGTTGTTGGATACTCTGATGTTGTTGGTGTTACATGCCAAGGAACTCTTATGCTTGAAGTTTGGTTTAATAATATAGCTGCCGTTCTATCATCAAATGTAAATTCTGTTGTTGCGTTCTCAGCAGGATTTTGCGGGCCGCCAAACTCCATTATTGTCAACATAGATTGTGGTACGCCATAACAAGCCATAATAGCTTTCATAGCTCTAGCAGTACCTTTGTGTTTCAGTAAGTATGGTAGGTTGTTTAATATTCTTCTCCAAACTTCTTCATTAGCTTTATAAAGTGGCATTGAATATTTTTGAGAGCCATCTTTATTTTTTCCTAAAGCATATTCCCATAAAAATTGAGAATCAAATGCTCTCCTACCTTCCCAACCAAATGATTCAAGCATATGATAAACCATTTGATTCATCATTCCTTTAGTTGGACTGTGTTGTAAATCTCTATTTTTATTTAATCCATTTATTGCTGTCCAAATGTTATCAAAATGATAACCAATCATATCTAAGAAGGTAATAAAATCTTTATTTTCATAATCTTCAGTTAGATATTGTGGAATATTATTTACTAAATAATTTGGATTTTCCTTATCATACGTTTGAGCTTCTGCAATTATTAAATCATACCAAAGTTGTACATCATTTGTAGTTGATGCTTTTGGTACGCCCGCTGTTTTTGGATAAGATAAAGAAGAACTTGTATCGGTGTATAACCAATTTTCAAATCCATCAAAGTTTCTTTTTATCTCATTTATAGAATCTAAATTTTTTGTAAATTCACTTATTACCGATACGGATGAAGTCCAATTTGAATTACTAACATTAGAATTAGCTAATACATCATATCTGTCTTGATAATTTTCAATAAGTTGAACTTTATAAATAAAGTTGTTAATTCTTTCTTCGGCTGAACTAAAGTTTGTAAAATTTTCAAACATATATTCAGAACCGCTTATATAATCTACATTTATTTTTGTTGTATCAATACCTATTTTTGAAATGTAATTATTAAGTAATTGAGTTGATGTTGCAGAACCAGAAGCTAGTAAATCATCAAATACTTTATATCCGATTCCATTATCAGCTTCTAAACTAAAATTAGGACCTTTTAATGGTGTACAATATTCTTTAAGTTCAGGAATTAAAGTAACTGTTTCAATGATTGGATTTGATTGTGGTTTAGTAATCCATACTAATTGATTTTCCTGAACGCTTGTTGGTAGCGATTCGTATAATTTTACAATTACAGTTTCTTCACTACCAGTCCATGTTGTAATTACTTTATTATCACCACTTCCAAAATGCAAAAGATGAGTTAAATACTTAGATGAATCATCATCAGGATTTATACTATCAATTTGTTTTTTGAATCCTTCCGCTATTCTATTAAGTGCAACTACTCTTGGTATAGTTAGTTGGTTTTTTATAAATTTAATAGAAATAATTTCTTCTTTGCCAATTACAACCTCTTTACCACTAATATTATAAGGAACTAATTTTAGTTGAAAAGAAATAAATTCATCATCTTCTGAATAATTTCCGTTTAATTGTTCTAATATCTTTTGAACATTCAGAGTATATGTACTTGTAGCTCCTATTTGAACATAAGATTGTCCTGAATATATTCTAACATAATCTGCGCTTACCGATTCCCAAGATATTTGAAAATTTACATTAGTTCCAACATAATCAGGTCCTCTTAATTCAGAAGGATATTTAATATTTCTAATATCAGGAACTCCAACAAATACATCATCTACAACCCTATAATTTACGTTTATAGGTTCTCCATCACCTTCAGAATTTGATGGTACTAAAACAATTCTATAAACACCTATTGTAGTAATTGCTCTAGCAGGTATTGTTATTCCTATTGGTGCTCTCCTAACAAATATAGATTCCGATGGAGAAATGTTATATTGTTCTAAATCAGAAAATTCAAATTTTTGTTCATTTACATAAACAGTAATTTTTTCAAGACCTTGTCCAACATTTATTACTCCTATTGGAATATCTGCTTTGGTATTAATATTATAAATTCTATCTACATCAGAATTTGCTAATTCAATTTTAGGAATTGGTTTTGTTAATAAAGTAACATCAGCGGTTGTTATTATTAAATTATAATTTCTATCTAAAATAAGTTGTCCGCTAACACTTTCTTCTACCCTTCTAAATCCAGCTACTTCTGAAGAAACTTCGCTTATTAAAGTTTCTCTACCTTCAGCGCTTGTTTCAATTCTAGTAATTCTATACTTTTCTAAATCAGATGATGCGATTGAAAAAGTTTCTCCAGAAGTTCCTGTTAATGTATTTAATCCTTGTTTTAATGTAATATTTGTTTGAGAATTTTGTATTACATTTACTTTATCATCCGAATCTACTGTTATAGTAATTGTATAAGTATCTTCTATTGGTTGAATATCTCTAGGAGGTTTTGTTACTAAATTAAAATTAAGATTAATTATTTGTTCATTGGCATCATAAATAAAATCTTGCCTTACATCAAAATTATAATATGTAATTCTATATTTGTAAGGTTTTACGTTTCCGTATGTAAAAGTTGAATATTGAAATTGTACACCGCCAACAAATTGCTGTCTTCCAATATTTTGTGCATTAAAAGAATTAAAACTTTCTGGTTGCCCTGTTATTGGATTAAAATTAGTATTAAAATTTTGATATCCATATAAACTACTTGCCGGGTCTACGTTTATATTTTGTACAATTGGTACAAAGTCTTGATTATTGATAACATCAATTACATATTTATCGCCAGATACATACCCCTCTTTTTGAATTGTAATTTCTTTTCGTCCACCATCTGAAACCAAAACATCGCTTAATAAAAATGATGTTTGTTGTGGAGTTGTTTTATATGTATTTTCACCATTAATAAAAATAGCGGCTCCATTTTCATTTGATGTAATATTAAATAATTTACTATCATCTGAATTTATACCACCCAAAATATTAGGAACAACCGGTGGTAATACATTAGCCGGTGGTTGTGTTCCTACCGGAGTAGATGCACCCCCACCGCCACCACCATAATTTATAAGCAATCCGCTATTAGGGTCATTAATACCACTAGAAATGCCAATTAAATTTTGTTGCATCCAAGTTGTATCAACATATCCACCCATATTTTGTGGTGTTGTAAAAATTCCTATATCTCCTGAGTATGCCGGCATTTTTTTATTTTATATTATTTCTTGTTTTTCTACTACCCAATATACGTTCTTTACCTAACCCCGTACCCAAATCACCATATCCAAATTGTCCTTCTGTACCATCAAATGTAACGCCGCCTCCGCCACCACCGCCCGTTGATACCACATCTTTAACTATTGTATCACTTGATTTTGGTGGTAATACATCACCATCTGGAGTGACGAATATTGGTGGTGGTGGTGGTAATTCTATTATACCAAATATTGGTTTATCTACTGGGTCTATAACAATTGGTGGTAATTCTATTTTCTTTTTTTCAATTAAAACTAATTCTTTATCAGTTATTACTGCTTTTTGTCTTGTTGCTGTTCTTATCACAGGATTTTTTGTATCAACAGATATATCAGACTCCGTTCTTTGTAAAACTTGTCCTACAATATCTAAACTTTCATCTGTTACTAATTGTTCTTCATTTGCCAATCTAACAACAGGAGTTGATAAATAATAATCAATTGCTTTTATGACTAAATTAAAACAAAGTCCTTTAATTGTACTTTTTGATAATTCAATAAGAGGTTTAGTACCTTTTGGTTTTCCATAATTTAAGTCCTTAACATCTGATATTCTATTTGTAAATTCATATAATGCCGATTCTACAAATTTTTTGTGTACATTTGTACAAAATAAATCAAAATTTTGAATATTAAATTCTGATTTTAATTTATTATACCAATCTTCTGAATATTTTTCTTTTATAAAAGATGATATTAGTGATGGATTAATTTCTTCTATTAAATTTATAGCATATGCAATTGTATCTTCTCTAAATTCGCCATCTCTCATAAAAACACCATATCTTTCAAACAAATCAGTACCCAAAGTTTCAGGTCTTCTTAATGGTAATAATCTTACTTCTGTTCTTGATGGTGATATTTCTGAAATCCAAAGTTTATCATATTTTTTATTACTTCCAACTCTGTGATTTAATAAAGTAATTTGTACTTTGAATATTCCATTATCATACCCACCCTCTTTGATAATTCTTTCAATATCTATAAAATATTCTTTTGGAAAATTATACATTTGAAATATAGTACCATCTGCAATCAAAAAATAATCTCTTATATTTTCTGTTGTCATTGGTATATACCTTGCTAAACCAAAAGTAGATTGCGGTAATTGATTATCATTTACATCGTAAACTAAAACTTCGATAGCATCATTATCACTAAATCCAAAGAAAGTTTGCAAATCTCCTCTTTCAAAGATTTCTCTATCTCTGCTTTCTATTCTATACCCTTTAGTTTCTATAATATCTTTGAATGATTGTATTGCCATAATTTATTATCCCCATTTATCACCTCTCATCTTTTGAATCGAAGTTGTGAAAGTTATACTACCTTTTGGTGATTTTATTATAAGTGTGCCTGTATATTCTTTATCTCCAACAAGCCCCACACCTGCTTTTGGTGCGAAACTATCAACTTCTCTAGTTATCATATCAACTTTAATTACCTTTTCCTCACCACCAGCTAAATCTAAGTTTGGTATGTTTGCAAATCCTTTAGCATTATTTCCTTCAAATTTGAATGATATAGTAGCTTTATCTTTAGTAAAGTTTTTAATTTGAATATCAGGTCCATTTATAAAAGAACCCCTTCCATCATCTTTAGCTCTACCTCTGAATGTTATCTCATTATACTTTTCATCACCTTTAGTAAGTACTTTAGCTGCTATATCATCTGTTACCTTTGCACCTTCTGCTTGTTTAGCTTGCTTACCAAATAATTGGTCTCTAAGAACATCATTTTGCTCTTTTAACGATTGATTTCTTGCAAATAAAGAAACTCTTTGAATAGCTTCTGCAGTTCCTTTTTGAATTGCATTTTGTAATTCTACAATTGTTGATTGAATTTTAGATGTTGTTTGTGTTGTTTGATTTTGTGCAGATGCAGCTAATAAAGATTGATTATCAACATCTACTCTTAAACTTTGACTTATAATTTCTAATTCTTTTACCTTTGCGCTTAAATCTAAAATAGTTCCGTTCAATACTGTTATTTCTACATTCAAATCAATAATAGATTGTGTAGCTATATTATAAATTGAACGAAGGACCATATCTGGTAATTCAGGAGGTCTTATAGGTATTAATTCAACAATATTTGTATCAATTGATTTTATTAATTCTGCTGTATCGTATTTTGGTTTTACAAGTTTAGCAGAAGTTACGCCATCTTTTTTATCATTTTCTTCAAAGTAATGAATGCCCGCAGCCGTCTTTGGTTTGATTCCTAAAGAACCACTTACCAAAATTTTTCCAACTAATTCTTCGTTTTTTAATCCGGCTTTTATCATATTAGTTAGTAATACTAAAAGTTATATCATTATCAAAATACTCTGTGTAACCATTTATTTCTATCTTAAATTCAATTTTATAAATTCTGTTTGACTCCCAGTTTTTGAAATCCAATTTTACAAAGTTACCATTACTATCACAACTAACTTTAGAATATTCACCAAATGGAATTATAATATCATTTGAATTTAAGTCTCTAATTTGATAATAAGTAGTTTTTGGTAAGTATTTAGTTACCCCATATGCAAATTCATTAGTAAATGTCTTTACAGGGTATAAATCTCTTGCAAAAATTCTTAATTTAGGTTGAGTATTTAGTCCATATTCTTTTTTCAAATTACTAATTCCTATTTTTACACTTTCGGCAGAAACGCTTGATAAAGAACCTGTTTCAAATGTTTGGTCATCCCAACCAATTCTAATTTTAGGTTGGTGAATTGTATTTGTTTCTTTACTAAAAAGTTTTACAATACCATAATCTTTTGTATCATTTTCTGCTTGAGCAGAGTATCTTAAAATTAAACCATCGTTTGGTATAGAACCACTTACCCAAGACTGAACCATTGGTTTTATATTCATAGCTATATCAGCTGTAGAATAAGAGAAAGTTTGATTTGATGAATAATTTGTGTACCATGTACCACCAATACCCAAATAAGAACCAGTTGAACCTGCTGCAAAATTTGGAATTATACCATCTGTTGTTGTATCTCCTAACCATCTACTTTTACTATCACCTTCCCTATATTTCCAAGTTACACCGCCTGTTGAAATATCATCAAAACGAGTTCCTATACCCATTTGCCAACTTCCTGATATTGGATTTGCATAAATTGTATATTCTAAAGGAATTTCTTCACTTTCGGTTTCTCTCATTACAAGAGTCACTTCATCTAATTTAGTATTAGAATTTGAAATAGATTGAGATAAATAAGTTGTATCAAATTTTATTAATACTCTTGAAGTATCTTTAACACTACCATAATATACTTTACTTATTTCTAATATTTCATCCAAACCAGTATTTTGGTCAGGTTGTTGTAAATAAATTGTTGCATCTTTTGATGCTGTTAAAAATTGATACATATTATCTTACCCTCCCTTTAATATCCGCATCAGGATATTTTAATTCAAAAATTGATGGGTCTAAAGATGGATATATAATTTTACCTTTAGTTGCCGCTTGAATATTATATGAATTTGATGAATAACCTTCATTACATTTATTAATTATTTCTAACATTGGTACTGAAGATACTCCCTCTACATTTGAAATTAATAATTCAACTTCACTTAAATTTATTGTTTGGTTGAATGTCCAATTTTCTATATTAAAATATGATTTTAATTCATTTATACAATTTGTTAAAACTTCACTTTTGTTATAGTTTTTATATACTAAAATTTCAAAATTAATTCCAATATTAATAATAAATCCATCAATCATATTAACACCATCAGTTAAAATTCTATATTCATTCAAATATGTTTTTAAGTTTTCTTTAACACCTCTATTAATTTGTGTTAGTTTTCCATTATTATCATATCCTAACAAATATAAATTTATAGCAAATGGATTATTTTTTTCATTTTCATTTGATGTTTTACCAATTAAATAATTTCTTATTTCGTTTTGTATTGCTTCTTTACTTAATTCTTCAGAATCGGGCTTTGAAACAAAAGACATAACCAAATCGGTAAATTCTTGCAATGCGTTTGGTGATGCTAAAATTGATGATGGTGAATTATTATCTAATGTTCCATCAGCTGTAGCAAATGCTTTTGCAATAGAACCAAATTTTGCAGGCATAGATAAAGCTCTTATTTGATAATCTTTTGCAGTTACTGCTCTGTTTTGTGCTCCAAAATTTGCTAATGCATTTTGTCTTATTTCTTCAACAGTCTCACCACCTCTACCACCAACAGCAGCCATATCATTATCAACTGCTACAGAATTTACTATGTTGTTATATATAGCAGTTTCAGTAGCATTAAATGATGTTGTATCTGATTCAAATTCTGTAGCTCCTAAACGAATTAAAGTGTTTTTTGGTACATTTGATTCAACACCGCCACCAACTAAATATTTTACAGTTATAGTTGTATTTGATGGAGATGTACCATATGTTTTTGTTTTTAGGAAATTAGTTGGGTCAAATGATTCTTCTAATCTATTAATTGAGTTAGGTAATCCCAATCCAACATTTTTAAGGTTTGGTATTAATATTTCATCATATGCACTAGGGTCACCTGCACCAAATTGGATTGTAGTTGTACTATTGGAATTTATTTTAGTTACAAATCTTTTTGGAGTTTTTATATTTTTTAATATGTAAGGTACTGTTGATTTGAATTGGTATAAATCAGGATCATTTATTTCATTATTAGGCTGTTGTGTGAAAACCATCTCTTGTGCCAAATATGGAACTTCATACCATTTGTTACCATCACTATCTCTTACATCAACAATTTCAATTACATTTGTTTCAGGTAAATCAATAGTTTGAAATGGTTGATATGTACCAAATGTAAAAGTATTTTCAACAACCGTTGCTGATATTGCCTGAACATATTTTTTTATTAAATAATAAGTAGGTTCTCCAGTATTTCCATCAGTTTGATAAACTATTACTTCTCTATCAGTTTCATCATTAAAATCAACAACATCAGTAGTTCTAAATATAACGTCTGTAATCAATGTATTTACTTGCATGCCCTCTTTTATTTTTAACAAATACTTTGGGTCTGGTTTATTATTAGTACCAATTCCTATTGATGGTACTAACTGATAAACTGATAACGTTACAACCGCCGGTCCTGTAACTTTGGGTTTATATCCAAGATATTGTGATAATGCTAAAACATTTTTTGCATCTTCTGCATAAACCATCATTGATTCTTTAAGCGAATCATCAATATAATATGAAAGAACATCTCCTAAATAAGATGCCATTTCAATAAACATCATACCAGGAGAAGCTTCGTTAAAATCAGAATACGTTTTTGGAAAATAAATTTTAGCAAATTCAATTAAACTACCTCTAAAACTATCAAAGTCTTTATTGAGATATTTTATATCTTTTCCTTTATTCTTAAAAATTTTATTTGTTGTTTGAAGTGCCATTTTTTATTTTTATATTTTATACTGTAAATGTTACGGTCTCAAGTTCAGGATTATCTACTAAAGAAAATGTAAGAGATACATTTACTGTATTTGTATCTTTTAGTGTATCATTTATATCTACAATTAAATCTTCAATAACAACATATGGTAGCCATTTAGTAATAGTTCTTTCTATTTCATTTTCAATTCTTGATTGAGTATCATCATCTATTGGTTCAAATAAAAAATTTTCTAAACCAATACCAAACTCAGGTTGCATTACTCTTTCTCCTCTTTTGGTTAATAATAAATTTAATATATTTGAACTAATTTGTTGTCTTGTTTGAAAAGATTGATTGAATGCTACGTTTGTAATTTGTATAGGCAAAGTGATACCTATCGCATAATCATTATACGTTTCGGTATCTTTAACTAACTTTTGACCTAATATTATAGCCATTATTTCTTAAATCTTTTAACAAGTTCAGAATAATCTCTATTCAAAGCTTTATCTAATGTTTCATTACCAGTTTGTACGCCCAATCCGCTTGGTTGAGGTCCTCTAGCTAAATCCCCATAACCCATTTTTTCTGCAATTGCAGTTCTACCAGCAATTGAACCCATATCAGACGTTCCAAAACTTACAGTTCTATATCCATTATCATTTGAAACAGCTTGTCTAGTTTCATTAAGGATTTGATTAATCATTGGATTTTTACTATATGTTTGCTGTTTAATTGTTTTAGGCTCATCTTCACCTAAAATAGCTTTAGCCATACTCAAACCTGTATTTTCTGGTTTTACAACCTTTCCCTCAGCCATAAGTTTCTTCATTTCGGCTTTAACCCCCTCTTTAATTAGGGCTGGTAATTGTTGTTTTACCTCTTCTTGAACTAGGATTTGGATAGCTTTCAAAAGTTTATCAGTATTCATAGTTGTTTATTGTTATGTTTATAAATATTTAGATACATTATTTTTAAGGATTATTCTATTTTACTTACCTTCTGGTGTATAAGTAACATAATTACCCCAATATTCCCAATGCCAATTTTCATCAGTACCACTACCATCACATAATCTATATGGATTATACCAACCATATTTTGGACCGTTATTAGATAACCACCTATATAATTTAGATGTTTCTCTAGCTGCTCTATTAATTGCACCATTTCCACTTCCACCAACTTCTCTATATAATTCTCCAAAATCTATTGCTCCACCCCAACCATGAGGAGATGAACCAGCTTTTGCAATTGTACTACCACTTCCTAAACTTTGTTGATGTGCTAAATCTCTATAAGCTGATGTAATAGTCCAACCAATTTTATCCCTAATAGCCTGTTCTTTCATTTTGAAATATTGGCTAGCTGCTTCCGGATGTAATAAGTACCAACCACCAGATCCTTTGTATGTATATCTTGATTTTGCACCTTTTTCTATCCCAACCATTGCTTCCATAGGAATAAAAGCATTTTTATATTTTTGTCTAAAATCAGGTCCTCCGGGATATGCAGTTGCTCCAACTTTTCCATAAATTTTAGGAGCTGGTCCTAATGGTGGTGTATTTCCAAAATTTGTATCATTATGTCCTGCTGTTTCTTTTACAACATATTGTTTTGGTTTGAATCTTGGTCTTGGTGTTGTTTGTTTAGTTGGAAAATCGCCAGGATTTTCAGAAATATTATAATCTGTATTTACATATGTAAACGTTACTTCTACTTCTTCATTTATTATTTGAGATTCCGCTGGTTCTTGTGCACCGGGTAAAGTTATTTCATCATTTCTTTCTTCATGTTCTTGTAATTCTTTTCCCTCAACAGGTGGAGTATCATCCGTTTCTGGTGTGTCTTGGTCTTCTGCTGTTCCTGCTTCTTGACTAGGTAATGGGCCTTCCACTCTATACCCTGTCCAATTTACAACTCCCGGTGCCGGTGGTGGTCCTGGTGGGTAAATTGCAGTTACATTTATTATACCACTTACACTTGTAAGATGTGATTGTGCATAATTTATGAAATCATCAACTATTAGTCTTGTATTTTTTGTAGGGTCTATTATTGACATAATTTTTATTTTGCAGGTACTGTTCCTGGTGGTAATACATACCCAGCAACTCTTCCTAAATTTGGAGTTCTAACAAAACAACCCATACCATTATGATAAACTTTACCATCCAATTTCCCTGATGTATTGCCTTCGATAGTTGTAACAACACCATTTACAACAGAAGCTACAATACCAATATGACAATAAGGTCTTTTTCCATTATAAATAATAGCTGCTCCAACAGCTGGTGTTGCTGACCATAAACCTTTCTTCTTTGCCCAAACAGGCCAATTAGGAACATATGGTATCCAAAAATCTAAGTCTTTTGGATTTACACCTGCTTCTTTCCACCACGTACCCACAGCACATGCACACCACCAATAACCACTACCTTTTTTTGCTATTTCAGCTGCATTATTTAGACCGTTCAATTTTATCATATAATCAATTCTTCCAAATTCACCAAATGGTAATGCTCCATTTCCTGTTGGTGATTTTTTACCACCACAATCGGCAAACGCACCAGCTGTATTTTTTGACTCAGCGATTCCAATATCAGTTTTTGCAACCTGTACTATTCTAGCTCCCAATTCTCCTGTTGTGAAATCTGTTGATAAATTTGTGTAGTTATCATCAGTCATATTTTGAATATTACCTTGACCTTTTGGAGCATATTCTTTTGGCTTAAATCTTGGTCTTGGTTTTGTTATTTTTTCAGCAGATTGCTCTATTGATAAATTATAATCACTGGCTAATTCTTCTTGCAGTTTTGCTACATAATCTGTTGCTGTTTCATCATCCGATTGTATTGCTTCTGCTAGTTCTTGTGTTTTTACTTCTCTTTGTTCTTGAGTTAATTTGAAATCTTCTGGGGTTGGCGGTGGAGGGTCTGCATGAACTATTGGTTGCCAAGATCCTGCATTTGTTACTATGTTACTAATTACAGCTATATTTTGAGTTGCACCTTTTGCTGGTATTTTGGGTATTGGGTATTGATTTAATTCAGCCCCTGCCCAATAAGCTAACACACCCTGTCCCATTTCACCAACTAAATCATATGGAGCTTTTGAATTAACTCCTTTTTCTAAAGCTGCTCTGAAAAATTGTTTCATAGCTTGAACATTTCCTCTTTTTATTGAAACATTATTAATAACATCTCCACCTCTTTTTATAGCAGCATCATATTCCGTTGCATACAATTCTGCAATTGTATCAATATCGGGAATCCCATCAGGATTATCAGCAACATTTAATATATTTCTTCTAAACGTTTCCCAAGACATAAATTAAGCAGTTGAATTAAGTTCACTTAAAATAGTTTTTAATTTTGATTTTATATTATTAAAAGTTGGTAAATTTTCAGGTCCAATTTTAGAAGGACCGGAAGGTGTTAAATAATTTTGTTTAGCTATTGCATCAATCAATTCAGTTAATAAATCAACCAATTTATTTCCTTTTACTATTGGTTCTAATTGTACGTTTCCTAAATTAATTTTTCCGTTTTTTGTATTTAAGTTTATATTTCTATCATTGGTTGTTACATTAATATCCGCACCAACATTAACTTCTATACCAAGTGCATTATCTATTGATAACGCACCATCTGAAATAAATCCATAGTTCTTTTTTGAAAAAAACATCATTTCAGCATTCTTTGAAGATAATATGATTCTACCAGAATTCATTATAATTTGGTCTCCAATTAATTTTTCGGGATAGTTTTTGAAAGATGTTGGGTTTGTATTAAAATCAGAATTACCTTTACTATCAACTGTTCCTGGTAAAAATTGAGATTGGTATTTATCAGAAGTAATCGCTATTGTACTACCATCTTTATTAATATCTTCGATTGTTGTTACAGTTATAAGATTTTGTCTTGAATTTGAATTTTCTGAATTTCTTATAATGATTGATGGTGAAAATTCATTTCTATCATTATTATAAGCTGAAAACCTTATAGATTGTCCAAATCTAGATTCTATAATACTATCACCTTCAAACAATTTTAATTTATGAATTCCTTTTTGTGGACTAAAATAATCACCAAATCCATCAAATTTATTTTGACTTGAATTAGTTGATTTTGGAAGACCTGTATTTTCTACAATTTTATAATCAGTAGATGAGTTTTGTTCCTGAACTGCTGGATAAGTTTTTTTAATATATTCAGGATCTGAATTAATGTTTGGTGTTTGTTCTGCTCCAATTCTTCTATATAACGTATTACCACCACCTGTACTAATGATTTCTACTACCTCATTTCTAACAGGTAAACTTTTAATTACCTTTTCAGATGGGAATGCTAAAGGTAAATTTTTTTCATTATTTTGAGTAAGACCGGTATATCTGAATTCAATAGCTCCAACTAATTGTGTTTTTTCTTCAATATTTTCTGAGTTTTTTATTCTAGGATGATTTTCATCTAATATTACAGAATAAACTACACCTGTGCCTGGCGTGCTTCTTGCTTTTTCATTACCTTGCGCAACAATATTTGTTGATATTGTAGAATTTTGTATTGCCATATTACTTTACCGCTTTTTTAAGTTCTTCCAATTCAAATTCTAAATCATCTACTCTTTCTACTTCTTGTTTAGTTTCTTCTAATTCTCTAAGAAGTTGATTTTTTTCAAACTCAGTAAGGAATCCTTCTTGTCCCTCACTTTTCTTTTCAGCCGCTACAATCTTTTGTGCAATTGATGCAAGTTTCACTAATTGGTCATCATTTTTTACCGATGAATCAATTAATCCTTGAAGTACAGGTCCTACCGTAGCAACATCGCCTGCATGTTTTACCATTTTCTTCAATTCTTCTATAAGAGAAGATATTTTTTGTTTTTTAGATACTTGGTTGTTGTAAATATCTTCAAATAGGGAACTTAGATTTTTACCCTTAAATAACTCGAAATCTGTTGACATACTAATTCTTTTAATGTATGTCTATAAATATGTATATCAGGAAAAGTTGGGATTAAACTGAGATTATCTCAATTTTAATCTTAGGTTGGTATCCTTTTGGTAATTGATTGTTTATACCTTTGAATTCTTTTACCTTATCTTTGAAATAAGTAATTTGTAATATACGGTCGGTAAGATTCATTACCGTTTGAGATGATGTAGACATTTCTTTTGTATCTCTTTTCATATTCAATTGAGGTCTATTTGGAAAGAACTCTTTTCTCATAGCCTGTGCAATTTCTGTCCAATCTTCAACTTTATCAACTGATTTTTCAGCTGATATTTTTCTCATCTTTGAACTTAGGTATTTCTCACCATGTGTATATCCCGCATCGGTAAACATATGTCCGTGATTTGTACGAACAACGGGTGATTCGGTATTTTGTAATTTAATATCAGGTTTATGTTTAGATGTAGTTTCTACACTAATCATATGTTTTGGTGAAGATATGAATGTGTGACCTTTGAGAGATAATCCACTTTTACCTTTGTATGTAATTGTTGCTTTAAGAGCATCTTTTAGTGTAGGTTGTTTGATGATATTTCTCATCTTATCACCGTCAGGACCAGGCTTACCACCTTTCTTTACAATCTTATGCTCAGCCTCATCATGTCCAACCAATAGTGCTGAATTAACTACTCCAATTCCTTTTTCGTTTAATCCTTCACTCCAGTCAGTTACTAAATCATGTAGGTATGCAACTTCCACACCATCTATAATAGTGTGAACAATTTCTAAAGATGGATTGTAAGCTCTATCTCTATTTTTAGCTAAGATAAACTTATCTCCAACTTCTTTGGATACAATAATACATTCGTTTATCATATGGTTGGTAATCCTTGTTGTTGTGCAAATTTATTTATAAACTTTTTTGTAGTACCATCACTCAACACACCAGTCCATTCTTTAACAGCTTCTCTAGTTATATTATTTTTCCATTGTTTATAGCTTATTGTTAATCCGTTTTTTAATGGAATATCTTTACTATTTTCGTTTTTATCAGGGTGTATTTCTTTGAATGTTTTTTCTAATTCTTCTTGTGCTATTTTAGAACTTAACCATTTACTAACTAATTAATTTTTCAAATTCCGCCTCAAACTCTTTTATTTTTTTATCATTTTTAAGTGTAAAGTAAACGTATTTATTAAAATTAGTATTATTACCAATTCTGTCTAACCATTTTATATGTGGTTCTTGTGTATAATTTTTATATTCGGATTTATTTCTGATACCTCTTATGACCTGACTAATTACAAATATAGCCACATTTACAAATAGCCATGTTACAGCTTCTTGTACAAAACTTTCTTTTATTAATGATTTTAACTTTATCATATTATTTACAGGTCTTCCAACCACCACCTTTTGATTTGTAATTTTTTGCAGCCCATCCATTTGCATATGCTGATGGATATACATCAAACTTTCTTTTAGCTGCCGCTTTTGATGCTGACCACTTTTCTGGGTCAGTTGGACAATTCTTTTCTAAAAATAATTCTAAAGCTTCTTCTACCAACTCGTTTTTCTTTCTACCCTGACAATGTGCTTTTTGTGAGAATCCTTTTGGGTTGTTACAATCAATAGAGCGCTTATACTTCTGGCTCCATTTTTCATTAATTATATCGGTTAGCTTTATCATAGTTTAACTTTTTGCTATTATATCATTACCAGTCCAATCACCATTTCTTACTTCAATTCTATCATTGTATTGAAATGCTGACCATTTGCCTGGTAGTTTTCCTATATTCTTCTTAATATAAGATAAATATATTCTACCTCTTTTTGAATCAACATCACTTTCAAGTCCTTTGAAATCTGCTTTTGGATAAATGTGAATTCCATTTACCTTAATATCATCATCAACACCTTTCACAAAATCTTTTATAGTTTCAATTACAGTAGCCATTAAACTATACATTTCTCCAAAACCGGTTTCATATTCATCCCTTGCTCTCTTTACATTAAATCCAATTGAAACTTCCATTTCGTATTTATCTTTTGGTGGGTCTTTTCTTTTTTGACCAGGTAATACCAAAATCATAGGGTTCTTTTTTCTTAAAATACAAGCAAATTTTACCAAATAACGAGACTTATCACCAATTACTTCATACACAAAATCTTTTTGCTTTGTATATTTGTCAATTGTTGATGCCGTTTTTAGTGATTTGAAAAATGAACTGAAATTACCTTTTCTATTGTATGAAAATGGTTTTGCTGAACCTTCTCCAACCTCTGATAATATCTTTTTTAGTGAAATCATTATGCACCTGTCTTAACAAATGTTGGTTTTTGACCTTTTGATTTTTCACCGCCTTTCTTAGCATCTCCTGCTTTTGATTGTGCAGCTCTTTTTCTTTTTACAAATGCCGCTCTACCATCAGGTCCTAACTTAGCTGCTTTTTCTTTTGATAGGCAAGCTGCGTATGGGTCTCCTGCTTTTGAATCACCACACTTACCAACCTTCTTACCTTGTGCATTGTATCTATCCCAACCACCACCAGTTGTAGAACCAGTCTTGCCCTTACCAAACCACTTACGAAGGTCTTCTCCTAATATGTCTTTAAGTAATATCATTAGTTGATGTAAGCGTTTAGTTCATATTCGTTTTGCCCACCATACATACTTCTAACTAAAGAACCATCAGAATCTCTTTTGAAAGTACCCATATTATAAACTTGAATATGTAGCATTTTCTTTTGTGGTTTTCCATCTTTAGTTAATTCAATTGAAAATCTATTTGTCTTACCAGCAGATGGTTTTCTAGGGCCCATTCCTATTTTTCTAAAAGAATCTTCATCATCAACTTCATATCCTTTTTTCTCCGCATATGCTTTAGCTGTAGCTATTGCTGCTGAGTATGTTTTATGATATACTTGATAATCTGATTTTGCTTCTGTTATTAAATCTTTTAACTTTATCATATTAAAATGCTATTGTTACTAAATCACCATCAGCTTCTATCCAACGAACTTTAAGTGCTAATAACTTTTTTAGTGTATTAGCATCAAATCTATATCCGCTACCAAAGTTACCACTTGCTTCTATATCAACAATCATTCCGTGAATACCATCAAATATTTGAGAGTGCTTTCCACCTATGATTTTTTCAAATGCTTGAACCTGCTTTTGATGAACTGGTTTCAATTCTTTATACATCACTTCCGATGCTTCGTTAATTTGTGTTAGCTTTATCATTATTTTTTAACTTTAATTTTCCAATAAGTACCAAATCCAACATAAGGTGAGAATGAACCATTAGTTCCATCAGTAGTTCTGTTGTTTACACCCAATCCAAGTTGGTAAATCTTATCTTTCTTAGTTTTAAGAATTACACCAGCTCCAATTGCAGAAACATAATCAGTTTTATTAAATCCAGCATTCAAACCATAATATACTTGATTTCTAGCAGGTTCTTTAACAATAAGTTCTTCTTTGATGATTCTTTCTTTTACTTTAGCATCCCAAGTTCTACCTAATATTCTATTCTTTGTGATAGTATCCGTTAATGCAATAGTTCCCAATCCACCATCTAAAGTTAGGGTATCTTTGTAAACAATCTTTGCTAAGTAATCTTTAAGGATTGCTGCACTATCTACATTTATCATTTCTTTAAGTACTAAAGTATCTACATCAATTACTTCATGTACAATATCTTTTCCTTTCTTAGTAACTACTTTTACTTTCTCTACTTCAACAGTATCTATCGTATGTTTTATAACTTCGTATTTTTTACCATCAATTCTGATAGTTCTTCCGCCTGGCATAACTCCACCTGGGTTAAACCATTGTAATAAAATCCAAATTACCAATGCGGCAATGGCAATGTTTTTGAAATTAACAAATTTTTTCATAAGGTATTATTTTTGTGTATAAATATTTACAAAACCAATTTAGAACCAATTTGGAAGTTGTTCATAATAGTAAACTTAGGTTCTAAAGATAATACAGCCCTATAAGCTGCTGAAAATGCGAATCTTTTACTAAGTCTGAAATCATATCCACTTCCCACAACAAAACCAGGTATTCTTGTCACCAATGTTCCCTTTGTTGATGGATTGTAACTAATTGGTGAATTCATATAGAATATTTGTGGTGAAATTGTGGTTTTACGATTGATTTGGTAAGGTTTAGTCCAAAATCCCACAAATGATGTCAACAAATTCAAATTATATTTTTGAGTCATTGGATTTTTAATTTGTAATGCAATAACACCAACATTGTATCCATAAGTTCCCCATTTAGGATGTGGTTTTACATAGGTATATCCTAACATTTGCATCCAAGTTCCTTTCAGATACGCTGCGGTTACTGAATATGAATGAATACCATTTAATTTACCTTCTTCAAAATCCATCTTTGTCATACCACCACTAACTGCGTATTGGTCTAACGTACTCCAAATAAGTGCGGTAGCAGAATAAGATTTATCACCCATAAGAGATGATTTAGATATACCAACACTTGCCAATGCTGCATATTTTCCTTCCATATCTTGAGTTCCTGCTAAATCTGCTGAAACTAACATAGGATTTACTGCATTCTTTCCTTTCTTTTTATCATCCTTCTTTTCCTCTTTTTTCTCCTCTTTCTTTTCTTCCTTTTTTTCTTCGGATTTAGATTCTTCTTTCTTTTCTTCCGATTTACTTTCACTCTTTTGCTCTTCCTGCTTCTGCTCAGATTTTTGTTCACTCTTTTGTTCTGATGAAGATGATGAACTACTACTCTCCGATTTAGTTTCAGAAGATGAAGATGATGAGCTGCTTGAGCTGGATGAAGATGAACCAGAACTACTGCTAGAACTTCCAGAAGTAGTGCTTCCTGATGATGAAGATGTAGGTGGTGGTGTAGAACTAGCCGATGAAGATGCTGCCGCTGATGCGGAACTGCTTGCTGCTGAACTTGCTGATGATGAAGCGGCTGAACTAGCAGCAGATGATGCAGCTGAACTTGCTGCCGATGCCGCTGCTGATGCTGCTTGGGATGTTGCCTGATTTACAGTTTGGTTTACAGTTTGTTGCACCACCTGATTAGTAGGACAACCCATTGTAGAATATTGTGCGTAAACGGTTGTCAACCAAGCCTGTGTAACACCACTCATTACTTCAGTTGCAGTAAATGTTCTGACCTGATTATAGAATGATACCACATAGTTACCATTCACCATTTGTGTTGTAACTAGCTTTAATTCACCAGTACACTTGTCCACATAGGATTGGGTATAAGTTTGCCCGCTCACATTTTGTGTGAACAGGCAACTTAATACCAATAAAAAAATACTTAGATATTTTACCATTTTAGAAATTAAGTCCTAAACCAAATTGGACATAATCTCTAATAGGGTCAGTGTCAAACTTGATTGTAAAGTTTTTAATGTCATACATAACACCGACCTTCGCTGTAACAAAATTTGAATTGTACTTAGGGAAAGTTATTTCACCCAAAGCATCTTTACCTCTCCATCTTACTATCTCTCTACCAGCACCTATCATTGTATGGAAGCCGGTTCTTTTGTATCGGATACCACCACCAACATAAAACGTTCTTTCTTTTTTAAGGTCTGAAATTAGTGGGAAATCTACTCTACCAATTGTACCATAAGGAAAGAAAGTAGAACGGTCAGTTGCATAAGTTGAAACAAAATCCATTATGAAATATCCTTTGTTACCAACTGCGAAATAACCACCGATTTGTTCGTTTGTTGTTTTGTGTAAACCAAAATTTATGATAGGTTTTTTACCTCTTATAGTATCTTTCCTACCATCATTGTAAACATATACTCTTGCAGGTTGACGGTATCCCCAATCATTCCAATACCACATAGGAGTATAGAAGTTCCAACCGAAACCAGGTGCTCCCCACATATCCCATCTATTCCAACCCCATCCCCAATTGTTCCAACCCCAAGGATTGTTGTTGATGATGATGTTTGAGCCAGGCTTTGTTTGTGGTCTATTAAACTCTCTAGGTGATTGGTTTCTCCACATACTCATATCACTTCTCTGTCCTTGAACAGATGGAGTTGATACTCTAGGTTGTGGTGGATTAGTTCTCCAAGAGGAGACTTGAGATAATGCAACTAATGGTAGTAACATTATTAAGAATAATAGTTTTTTCATAGGTCCTCCTTTTTGTACCTATAAATATAAAAAAAGGGAGTTTAGTACTCCCTTTCGTTTTAATTACCTTTTGTTGGAAATCTAGTCCATCCATTAACCCATATTGGTTTATCTAATTCAGGTATTACCACATCTATTTCCTTATTACCTTTACCTAATGCTAAAGTTTTAAGTTGTTCATTTGTTAAAATTGTGGTTGCTCTACTGATAAAGTTTAGGGTAGGATTAAATGTTCCTACTGAATTGTTTTCAAATACAGAAACACCATCTTTTACGAATTGTGCTGTTTCATTACTTTCTAAACTCAATCCACCTTTCATCCATCCCCAAATTACACTATTCTTCATTGTGAATTGAGTCCCTCTCCTAAATCTTAAACCTAAGTTATGGTTTGCTAATGCAGTTGAGGTATTAGGTCCAACTAAAATCATATTGAATAGTTTTGGATGTGTATATGGAGTTGCGGTTGAACCTGTTCCATCGTTATCACACTCAATACCATTTCCAGCATCTCCGTTATCTACAAATTGTGGGTCTCTCTTTGCCACACCATTTGTAATAGTTCCAGTATATCCAAAATCAAAGTCAAAATCATCATCTGCGGTTGCGAATGCATATAAGTTTTTAGCATTTACAGTTCCACCAAAAAATTCAAATGCATCATCGTTAGCGTAAATAGTTTGAACATTCTCAATGATTGTTCCACTACCAACACCACCCAATGTTAGTGCGTTAATTTCGGAGTTTGGCATTGCTGCGATTCCAGCGTATTCAATTCTTACATATTTTAGAACACCACTATTATCAGCAGGTAGTGTACCACCATAAGGTCTACCAATACCACCTTCAATAGTTGGTTCTGATGTTCTATTAGTTGGAGCTATACCCAATATTACAATACCACCCCAATCACCAGGTGCTTTCTCACCATCTGGTTTTCCTGATGTAAATACGATTGGCTTTTGTGCAGTTCCTTCCGCAATTATTTGTGCACCTCTTTCGATACACAATGCACCCTTTTCAGCAACATCAGATACAATCTTTGTACCCGGTTGAATTCTTAATTGTGAACCATTTGTGATATAAACATATCCTTTTAATATCCACACTTTATCTGCGGTTAGTGTGATAGTTTCTTTGTATGTTCCACTTAATGTTGTTGAAAGGGGAACATTTACAGGCGGTTCATATCCACCTAAATTTTTTTCGCAACTGAATAATCCTAAGATTAAAATAAGTCCTAATAATTTTCTCATAGTGTTAAATTTAATGTTAATGAAATTGTTTGTTCGTTGTTTGTTTTTATCAAATTTCGTTTTGTTTGTAACTTTTGATAATAAACCGATGGTTGTGCAAGTATATCTGCTACCGCAAATTTAAGTTCTCCTTTTTTTAATTTATGTAGAAACACAATATCTATTACATCTCTAGCGTTTTCAAAAATATCAGAGTAACCTTGGAAACCAACTGCTGATATTCTATCTCCAACTCTATTATATGAAATATTTAATGTTTCATTTTTCTTATGTATGTTTATACCAGAATTAATAACATAGTTTGATTGTCCTTGCAATTGTCTTCTAATTCCATTTGCATTTACTTGCGAATTCATTACCGAAGTGTTTGTATAAAAATCAAACCAACCATTTATCTTTTTTCTGATTTCCAATTCTACACCATATATTGTTGCTTGTTTTGGATTTGTGTAAGTTAAAAGAAGATTGGAAGGAACTGAACCATCCGCTACTATTTGTTCAATTGGATTTACAAAGTTTTTACCAAACGCAGAAATGAATATACTTTCTTTATTTGATGGATAGTATTCCCATTTAAGGTCTACATTATAGATGTCAGATTTTTTAAGATTTGAATTACCCAATAATTGTGCGTTTCTTACAAAATCATAATAAGCAAAATTAGCCACTTCTCTAAATTCAGGTCTTGCTAATGTTTTACTCATTGAAAATCTATACTTACTTTTTTCTTCGTTGTATGAAAGATTTAATGAAGGTAACAAATCCAAATACTCTCTATCTACATTTATTTGTATTCCGCTAAAATCAGATGTATTAACTCTAAAGATATTATATTCAGTTCTCAATCCACTAT